AGATCAGCCATATAGCGCTTTTTGTAATAGAAAGATACTTCCACAATGTGGGGCGCTTCGATTTCTATTTGTGTGATGAGGACGCCACCCGGTTTAAAGCCTGGTGCAATGTCCGGTAACTCAATGATCATCCCGCCTTTTAAATCTTTCGCTTTTACAGTTCTCATGATCATTAACCTTTTTTGCGTTTAATTACTTTGATTACTTTCAGGCCTTTTTGTTCGAAAAAATCCGGGCGGCGCAATTGTGCGGCGCTGCTACGGCTTTTCACCTTGTTAGACAACACACCATAATAGCGCCCGTCCTCATACTGCCCAATGAAATAACAATCGTTTACGCCATATTTTTCATCGCCTGCTTTCTGGATGATTTCGGCTAACTTGTCAACACTAATATTAATCATAATTGCTTTACCTCAAAGGATAGCGGGGCGCTAGCCGCCCCGTTGTCAACGATTAATTTAAATTCAGTTTTAAAAGTTTACTCTTAAAAGTGCGGCACGGTTCGATCTGTAATTCGGGACGGTTAGCCTGCCGACATAAGCGGTTCCACCATTTAGCACAATATTCCGGGGTTTTGCCGTTGCCTTGTAACTCAATCGCAAGAGAACGCATATGGGCCAGATCGATCATTTTACTACCTCCTCTTTGTGGGCCGTCGCACCATTGCCGCCCTACACAATAACTATAAGATAAACCGCCCACACTTGCAAGCGGTTTTTTAGTGTTATTTAGCCGATTTTGATTACAGTAACTTGCGTGCCTGCTACGCTAAAGCCTTCAAGCTGCCCGATGTTTTCCATAGCTGCCAGACGGGTAACAACATGATCATAAAGTCGGTCATTAGTTTTTCCGCTCATGTTTTCAATATGTGCAGCCATGTGACCTAAACCCATAACCTTTTCAGTGCCTTTAATGATGTACATGATAATTTACCTCGTTCAGTGGTTGATTTCGTTTGTTTGCCCTACGAGATAAATAATAATATAGGCGTGGATCGCTGTCAATGGCTATTTACATATCTTTACATTATTCACTTTTTGCATCTTTATGCATCGCTATGCAATTGATTTCATGGTGAAATTACTTTTTAGCCATTTTCCCGTGTCAAGTTGTTTTTATATGGCCTTTAAACGTCCTATAACGAGTTTTAAGCGGTTTTTAGTCCAGGCTGTACCCTAGTCCATTTTAGCGGAGATCTCGCCATATTCACTATTTTGCATAAGATTTTAGGTGTTGTTGCGAGTAATTCTCATTACCGGAATAGCGGGCACCTCCGGTGACTTTCCTCCGGTGTCCATCGTTGCCGCTTCAAAAACAGAATAACAAAAACCAGGACCGAAAACAAGCCCTGGAATTGTAAAGATTTTTCCTATCATGCTGGGCCGGATCTCTTCGCCTTTGCAATGTCGGAATATAATTTTCTAAAGTATGCCGGGCCTCGCTCGTTTACCCTCACATATTCATCACGCGCCGCCACCTGGAGATCGTCGGGTAATAATCCATGATAACCACTGTTAACAATAGCGATCCGTTTTTTGTTGCAATCATAGTAGACATATGATCCATCGGCTAGATAAATTGTGCAGTTTTGCCGGATGTAGGGTATCAAATAAGCCTTGCCCTGGTGCCGGATTTTGTAAAGCGCCATTTGTCCATTGTAGATCCGGCGGACGTGATAAGGGTCATTAATTGCCCGGTGAATGTTTTCCTTCCAGGCCTGGCGAGCGTTGCCAACATTACGGATCAGTGCTTCCACCTCGGGGATCACAACGTTAGCGCGGGCGGCGGCTTTTGCCTGGTCTGATAATTCATCGTAATAAAACATTCGTACACTAATCATTTTTGATTCCTATAAACGGAAAATGTGGGAGGTCGGCGGGGCGAAGGTGCTGACTTCGAACCCACTCGCCAGACATGAGGACCAGGACACGGGAACCCCGCCAGCGGTATAGATTCCCGTTTAAAACGTTGACGTAAATGATCATGCGCCGTAAAGGCCATCACCATCAAAATCATCCTGAAAAAATGACAGATATTCGAAAAACTCGAATTCCATCGCTACCGTATGTTTTACCAGATCGGTGTTTGCATATTCAGCGGGTGATAACCGGATCGGCGCGTCACTATATAGGTCAGTAAGTTCGATGTATTCACCGACTTTTTGAGCGGTCACCGTGTTTTTCTTGTTGTTAAAAATTACTGTTTTCATGGTTTACCTTCCAGGTTATGCCGGGGACGTTCCCCGGCTTGTCGGCGAGTGTATTAGAGCGCTTTTTCGATATCACTTAAAATCTTTTTGGCCAGGTCATAGCCTACATTCAGATCCCGCGCGATATCCTCGGCTAACAGTTTACGGCCTACGTTGCCGAAACTTAGCATTCTTTTAACTTCCGGTAAACACTTACCCCAATAATTATAACAGGAGTTACCGATATATTTTGAATAAAACGCGTTATCGTTGCGAACTCCACCCAAAACAGCGACATTAACAGAGATAACGTGTTTAAAATTGTGCTTTTCCATTTTGGTTTACCTTTTCGGCTTGCCGGGGAGGTATTCCCCGGCCTCAAAAAGATATTAACCGATCCGCGACTGGCTTGCAAGCGTTTTTATTTAATAATTACGCCCACGTTTTAGCATAAGAAAACAGGTCAGAGACATAGCCGCGATAGCCGCCGGGGCGTTTTGCCTTTGCGTTGCGATACCATGCGACAATTACAGATCCGCCGCTTGTCACGCCACCAAAAAACCTTTCATCTCCGCTTCGCCAGCTTCCACCCATTGCCCACGCTGTAAAGTTTTAGGATCTACGTTGTCGGCCCAAATGTTAACAGTTTTTTGATATTTAGCCATCTTTTATTTACCCCAATTAGTTAGCACGGAAAACATCGTTAACAATAGCCGTTGTAAACATCCAGACTAGATCCGGGGTAGTTATAGGCAGGCTGTCAGCCTGTTTTATTGTTACTCCGCTTCTTTCAAGCGTGTAGGCGATAAAATGACGGTTTTCAAGTTTCCCGCTATGGGATTGAATGGATTTTTCAGTGCGGATCAGGACAGTTAAACGGTCAGTTTGTTCGCTGTCATTCTCATGACAAAATACTAACATGGTTTTTTCACCCTGGCGATTAAAGTCGCAATTAACATTATCGTTAACATTTTCCAGAAAGAAAAATTTGTTTGCCTTTTCCATACTATTTTACCTTTTTGTTAGTGGGCCAATCTTGCCCGGTCCAAGTAATATAACCTAACCGGGCCGGGGGATCAATGATTATTTTCGCTTTCCGGCATCGGTTCGACTTCCGGCGATGGTATGCAGGCCGGATTAATCCAGCGCCCCTGGCGCTGATAGTCGACGGCGACGATCTCGCACGTCAATTGATCATCATAGCTTTCTACTACATAATCATCACACTGTTTTAAGGCCAGCGCACTATAAAAACACATACCCGCGAATACTTCAAACATGATCGTTACCTTACTTTTTGAGGGTGAGAATAGGGCGCTTATCGCCTTCTTTAACGCCGGGGTCTAACTCATCGCAGATCCCGATCTGCTCGCCTTTGCCCAACGTGTATTCGTTTTCGTAGACGTTGCAAGCCTGCTCCGTGGGGAATGTTTTTTTAACATTCCAATCACATTGTAATGCCATCGAACTAACAGAAATATGACAAGCCAATATAATAAATCCAAACATGGTAGCCGCCTTAATGGGGCGCAAGGCCCCGCTATTGATTATTTGTTGATCTGGTTTGTCTGATTATAGATCCCATATTGAACACGGGACACGGTAACAGATTGAGGGAGTAAGCAACGAACACGATCCGCGCGGTTGTCATATTTTTTGATATGCGCCGGAGTATTGTTGCGGGTAAACTTCACGCGTAAACGTAATTTATTGGGATCGCGATCATCGATTCCGGTTACCACGCCAAAAGCGATTTGACCATAGTTATGATACACCATTTTACCAAGGAATTTTGATTCAAGATCGGCGATGTTAGATTTTACGTTTTGCATGTTGTTTACCTTTTTCAGTGTGGCGGTGAATTCCGCCACTGATTAAAGGATAGCATAACGCCGCCAGGATGCAACAAATATTTTTAAGAATTGTTGAGAACTGTTCTCATATGCAGTGATGTGCATAGAAAATCGCTGTTATGCAATTAGTTTCAACCGATAACCAAATTTGCGGCGTTTTTAGCGGGGCGCGGTTATCGGATACCCTCTAAAACGCCCTCAAATCGATTCTAAGCGCTTCAATGTGTAACCCTGGTAAGTGCATTGCTACGCTGAGATCTCGCCATATTCACTATTTTGCATAAAAAAGCCGGGGAGTTATCCCCGGCCTGGTTATTCACCTGCTACGGCGTATCGCTGCAAATTACGTTTACGATCCGCAAGGCGTTTATTTAACTTAGGATCATACTGGTCCGGCGACCATTGAACCGCGATCCGTTCCGGCTTATGCCGTTTATTGTTACGCTCGCGCCGCTCGTTAGTCTCACCAAAAGCAAGGCGATCGCGCTGGCTTGTCATCTTCTCAAAGTTGCGGCTTTTTGCTGTCATATCTTGATCCCCTGTGGTTGTATGTTTCCGCTCGCCATTCTGCGATCTGTTTTTTGCGATATTCGATCAGCTCTTCGATGTAGTCGAAGGATCCCTCTTTATGTACCAGGACCACGCCGCCCCGGTGTTTAATCTCACATATCAGGCCGCTACCCTCCAGATCATTCAACGGCCCGGATCGCCTGGTGTGGTAATCCTCCCCCTGGAAGCGATATTCTATATAGTGGAACATTGTTTTAACCCTGTACCAGTAGTAAAACCATTTTATAACACGCCAGGATCTGGCGTGTATTTTTGCATAATAACAAAATATGAGTAGAATCAACAATTCTTTCATATTACGCGGCGCTGTTTTTAAATGGCTTATCCCACGATCCGAACTGTAGATCGATATAGTGACCCACATTAAAATAGTCTGTCATGATGTCGCTTCTATCATAATTGTCAGTGTTTAGCGCGTTTATGATTTTTTCAAGCGTTGCGGTAAACTCTTTATCACTTGAATAAGTATGAGCATGATAATGGTTAATGCCGAGATATGTAAAGCCGTCCGGGTATCCTTCTTTAACTGATTTATGATCCATTTTAGACACAAGATCAAACGGCGCGGATCGGATAGTGCAAACAATAGTTGAATAGTGACGGATCGAAAATGTTGCTTTCCAACCTTTTGGCAATACAGCTTTAACCGCTTCAACAATTTTCGCTTTCTTCTCTTTATTCATGTAGGCCATTTTGTTTACCTTTTAGGTTATGCCGGGGACAATTCCCCGGCTTTAATCAGTATAGCGGTTTAAAGAATCTTTGCAACGTCTTTATAAGACCATGCAAAAAGAGAATTTTGCTTACCTGGTGCAACATCCGCCAGACGTCCAGCAAATCGGGCGCGGTTATGTGGGAACTCAAAGACAACCACACGACCGGATACCATTTCCACGCGATCACCATTTTTCAGGACCTTGATCCGGTCAATCAATGCTTTCTGCTCTTTTTTGTATTTAGCATGTTGACGGCAAGCCGCGCGCCAATTAACGGAAAATTCATCTTTTTGCGTGGATCGCTTAAGGAATTTTTCAGGACAATTGTAATAGCACGGGCCGCAAGATTCATCCATATCTTTATAAAAAACCATACCATCTTTACGTGAAAGAATTGTAACACGAATGTAAAGACTTTCATCCCTCGCCCTTGCAAGTTGATAAACTTCATTGCCTACAATAGAAGTTTCGATCACGCGGTTATCAGTCAGATAATTTTCAACAAATTTTTTGTTATTAAGATTAGAATAGATTCCAGTCCAGCCCATGATATTTTACCTCGTTCAGTGTTTAGTTTGTTGGTGCCTGGTAATTATAGGCCCTTTCCGGGCCTGGTGTCAAATGATACGTTCGAATTTATCAAATCTTTTTGCGGATCTGCCGTGAACGTCGATCACGACGTTGGCGCGTTTACCATCGCATAGCCCGCAATCTAAACAGCTAATATTGTGAGTTGTATTAACGCAAGTGATCTCACCTTCCAAGCGGCGCATGTTGGGAGTTTTCACGCGAAAAGTTTTATAACCCTTGCGCCATGCTGTGATCGCTTGTTTTTCCGTATCGGCGGAGATCTGGCAAATGGTAGCGATACGATGATCAAAATTCTTATGGTTGATCTGGTGAGTGTACCCCGTATTACCTTGCGTATGGTTGACCATGTTTTGCCATACCTCAAAAGGAACCGCCGCCGGATCACCGTAGGAACCTAAACGAATATGACGACCCGCAAAATGTACCAGATCGCGAGAATCAAGATCTTTATAGTTGCCTTTTTTGTAAGACTTCCAGACCGATAGCGGGGCCTGGTGCAACGTCACATAACAAGCGCCGTTTAAGCTGGTACGATGGGGACACATACCGCAAACGGATGAATCAAGCTTGTTTGCGCTCGCTTCCAGTGGGCTAACATCTTCACGCATGATCCAGGTTTGAACCATGTCGCCTGTTTTATCGTTAGCGGTTAACATTGTAGCAATGACCACGATCGGGGCCTTATCCAGAACTGACGGGCCTTTATATAATACATAACCCTTTTTTGCTGTGGATTTTTTACCCGGTACACTATGCACGATCTCGGATTCTGAGTTGACAACCAGACCATTATTAAGTTTAAACGTAGACATTGCTTTTTACCTCGATTTATCGCGGCCCTTGCCGCCTGAGAAAACACTTTATCAAAGGCGCTAACTGAAAGCAAGCGCCCAGGATAAAATATTTTATTTAGCTAGGGATAAGGTTTTGCCGTGGTTGATCCCAGGGATAACCCATTGCCCGGCGCCATCTTTAACAGGTTGACGTAAACGCGCCGCCGTGGTTACCTTGCTGTTAACATTACGGGCAAAAGCGCGGGCCTGGTCACGGGTAGCAAAAGAAATATTTTTCATGTTGTATCCTCGTTTGTGTGGTTTTTTGTTTCGCTTGTCAGGTCCGGGGATTATAACCCCGGACACTAGCCAGTGTCAATTAAATGTTTATTCTTCTTCTTCTTCTTCGGGATCTCCATATGCACTAGGGATCGGAGTCTGGCAATTACCACATGGGAAATCCGCACCTTCCCAGAAAATATCCACATCGGCTGGCATCCATGCCAGATCACTTTCGTCCCTTAATTCTTCCAATAGGCGGGTAAAATTTTCATGCGTACACTTTGAGCAAAGGCAACCACCATCACGCATAATTAAAATTTTCGGATACCCACCGAACTCATACGGGTGGCGGATATAATTTTTTACAGTGTCGATCAATTGTTTGTTAGCGGAAATTTTCATTCTGTTTTACCTTTTAAGTGTGGGCGACGTGGCGACCTGATGAGATGGATAGTAAGCGCTTTACTAATTGCCGTCAATCCCCTGGATGAAAATAAATTAAAAATATTTTTGTTCGTGTGGGCTTGCGCCCCGGCCTGGTTAGTGTACTATATAAGGACGCCCACAAATAAAGGTAAACAAAATGGAAAACACAAAAGTGATAACGAGTGAAACAATGGTTACCCTTTACACCTGGGAGAGTGAGCGCGGCGCGCCCCAGGTTAGGATCGTGCCTTTACCGTTTGCAGAACGTGCCAGCCTATCCGGCTTTTACTATGGCACAAAGGCGGTTAGTGAGTCCGGCGCGGTGTTATGGGATAGCCGGGAGGATTGAAAAATATTTTATCGCGGGGCTTGCAAACGGCCCCGGCCTGGGTTATATTTATCAGACAGGAGAAGAGACGCCACCCCACGGCGAAAAGGCGGGGCTAACATACCAGGCGCGGAGACCTGGTTGGAAGGTGGATCGCCGGTAGCTCGCCTAAAGTCTATTTGTAAAGAATTGTAAAGACGCTTGCAACATGGGGCCGTGTATCCTATATTATACACATAGCGGGAACATTGAAACCGGAGTACAAAACACCGGGGGTGCCCGTCATTCAGCAAATGAGAATGATTATCATTCAAATAACTAAATAAGAATGCTTCTCATTCAACAAAAAATTTAAATATTGACTTCTGATTTTTAATGTGAGATACTGAGCGATACCCCTAAAAAATTTTTTCGCGTAAGAAAACAAATACGATCTGGAAATTGAGATCTCGATCGAGAACCGGGCCGAAAAATTTTTTTCTAGAGAAAAAACAATTACGATCTCGATTTTGAAAAACCGATCGAGAACCCGGTTGATATAGAGAAAAATTTTTTGATAGTGAGAGCAAATACGTTTTTGAAAACAAAAAGTCGATCGAGAACCCAGAGTTTTATACCTGAAAATTTGAGATATCTTTTTCGCCTATTTGAGATAAATGTCCAATCTTGATGCCAAGATACCTATAGCAATCATACACTTGTGCATCATTTTTCGACATAGCTTCCACAAAGGTTTGAGATAATCTACTCCCAAAACTCTTGATTTAAAATTTGCAGGGAAGATGAAATCCGTTTCAAAAACGATTTTGAAAACCATTTCGAATTTTAAAATATCTTTGGGATATTAAATATCATTTTAAAAATCCGTACCGTTTCAAAACAAGTTCTTGGAGAGAAATATCAAGTGATTTCAGGTCGTTATCAAATATATTTTCAGATTCCCATTTGGTATGTGCCTCTTCCTCTGTATCAAAATATCCTATATATCTTCCCCTTGGGTCATTTTTAGACCTCTGAGCCTTGAACTTACAACGTTTTTTGTCAAATGTTACACCTCTTGCATGTTTTCCATTCCGAGAAATATAGCTGTTCAACCACACAGGGATGTAAATACAAGTATCAGGACCATAAACCTTGTTCCCTTCTACCAGCAAATCTTTGTCAAGCGCGTATCCTTGTTGATAATTGTTGCACCACCATGTATGAAAGTTCATAAAATAGTGCCACTTATCGACCACAACAACCCCCTGATAAGATGGATACTTTCCACTATAACATCTGTTTATCATGTTATGCCAATCTTTATAGGCTGTGTGGTGATACACCTTACCATCTTTACGCATACTGGTGGTAAAAGGTGCATCGTTAACCCCTATACCACAGATCTTACCTCGATGTTTTGTAGACAGTCTTGATTCCATCTCAGAATTTAAATTCATCATCTCCCTCCAAATATCTCCTTCCATTTAATAATATCATAGGTTGTACCTGTAGAAATCTCATACATTTGAATCTCATCTAGAGTCGGATTACAAATGTCAATGAAAAATGTGCTCAATACAGAAATCAGGAACCGTTCTGTCTTTCCTGGGACTGTGTAAACAATACGCATATCACCGGGAATAGGAGAAAGAACCAAGGAGTTAGGTCCATTCATAATTGTAACTGTAGTGCCAGAAATCAAGATACGGCCTTCAACGCCATATACCAAATCATGAGCAGAAGAATAATGTGCAAGCACCTCTACTACCGGGTTACCGACAAGGTTCACGAGGTAATCAAGATACATGTCTCGCCATCCACGATTCTGCATCATGTACCGTATATGGGAGCCTCCATCAAACATCTCGCCCAGTTGCTCTGCGATCCAGGCAACACCATTTGCAATGTCTTCTCTGTTCCAGGTATTGTCGATATCTAAAATATCCTTGCTGAACTTGTTCAGGCGGCGCATGGCATTGAGTACATACTCACCTCTTTCAACGAAGGCACGTTCAGTGTCCTTGGCATAATCGAGAAGCCCTTCAACCTCTGAACCTGTAGCGTATTGCTTAAGGTCATCAAGCACACTTTCCACGCTGGCCTTGGCCTGATTGAAAGTCCTCTCATCAGTCTCGTCAGTAGAGAATTCTACACCACCAAGGGCATATACTGCATCAAGGTAAAGCCTTTCAAGGTCGCTGCGCACGTTAGGAAAATCATAACTAACCTTGTTATGGGGGATAAGTTCGAGAGTGTTTAAAATAGTAGTCATCGTGTAGCGTCCTGTAATCAATCCTGAGGAGTTTTATGAAAAGGCAGTACGTTTGCCTACCTTATGTGCTAAAAACCCCGCCACGGCGTTTCTACGCATCATACGGGGTATCATAGCATCTGTTTTTTCAGTCACGTTTCATTTGGTAGCGCATATACGCCATATTCATCTTGTGTTTGACATCGTAAGTTACCGGGAGGTTTCCAAACACCAAATAGCAGATATCATACATGGTCTCCCAGAACTTAAAAACCAAATATTTAGACCGTTTTTCTAAGCTCATCATCTCACCTCCTGCGGGGCGGCTGCGAGCATGGCGGCGCGGCAGGATTCATACTTCGCCATCACGACCAAAACGCCATGATTCCATGCGTGCTCATCAATTGAGTCGCACGTTTTACATTCTTCAATTGCTGCTTCGAATATCGACACATCATCCGGCACTACCGGAGAGTTGCCAGCCTCATAAGCTACGCGCATCCAGTGATAAAAAGCTTCTGCGGTAACACAGCCGCAATCTACTTCAATAACCCCATCTTGTTGCGATAACCATTCTTCGAATTTCATGGCTTACCCTCGTTCTTTTCAATACCAAGGATCATACCCTGGAGTTGTTGTTTCATTGGAATCAGGATTGGCATATCATCGATCCAGACATCTGGTGTCCAGCCGTTTTCTGCACACACCTGGGCCTTTTGTACACCACCACAGTAGATTACCTTGATATCCAGCTCATTAGCCCAGAACTCAATGTCCGAGTTATTATCAGTCGGATATCGGAAAGTAACAAAGCGAACATCAAAGTCACCTTCAACAATCATCAAATCAACAATGTGATGCCACAAGGTTGGATTTAACGTGAAAGTATCATCGAAGTCAAGTGCTATTTTCTTTTTCTCGAATGGTTTCACTTTTCCTCCAGCTTCTTTACGACACTGTCCCACTTATCGCACTTCTTGTCTACAAAGTATTCAAGACGACGCTTCACAGTCTCTGCAATATCTTTGGGGTCATACACGCGGGGGCTGAGATATTCTTGAATCTCCAACATGTATGCAAGGTCGATTGCACAGTTGATAACATCTGCAATCTCTGCGATTGCTGGCTCATCACAACGATAAGGACGATTAAGTGCTCGTGCCAATTCCCCAACTTCCTCTACCAAGTTCATCATGACAGAGGGGACAGAACGGGCTTGCGCCCGAACCGAGGACTGGAGTACGCGTTCAGTGATTCCTGTCATTTAGAATCCTTCTCTTTGGCCTTCTCAGCCTGTTCAGCTTTAGTAGCTTCAAGCTCTTCAGTATACTTCTTGATCTGAGCGTCAAGATACTTGATGGTGCTATCTGCCAGTTGTTGTGTACGTGGTGACTCAACCACATTCTGGCCTACATACGCTGCCAGCATCTTATAGGCTGTCTCCTTCTGTGGCATAAAGTTAGCGTACAGGATACCGATGAAACAAACAATCATGCCCCACACCGCAACTTTGCGTGGCCCTTTTGTCATATCACGTACAGGCACCTTCTGTTCGTTAGTGGTAGACATTTGGGCGGAGATCTTACCTACTGTTTCAAAAAATAACCAGTCAGAGTAGCCACCATCAGGATACTGCACCTTTAATGTTCCGTCAGTATCTATACTTGATACAACAAGGACCTCACCAGCCTTCAAGTGCTTCCAGTCTTGGTTAAGAACCAGGTTTTGACCTAAGAAGAAACCATAGCGAATCTTACCTTCCGTTTCTTCATAGTATTTCTGGATAGCATACATGATTACATACGCCATCCCTGAAATAAACATCAGGAATCCCCAACCACCATAAGTACCGTCCGTAGTAAGAACATCGATCATATAAATCAGAAAAGGCCATGAACCCATTTTGTAATCTCCTTTAGGATAACTTTAGTTAAGTGTTAAATTTCCAACAGTTTCGATGAAGCCGAAGGGCATGGAGAATACCTTCACCATATAAATCCTGTCCTTACCATCTTCATAGTAAGGCACAACTACAACATCATCAGCTCCCAGAGGAAGCATAGTCATAATCATACCAGAATCTACAACGTATTCAAGCACAGCTTCTTTGGTGGCAGGAATTTCTTTCTCTGTTTGTTTGCTTTCCAACAGGCCACCACGGTGTTGACGAATACGGATCGTTTTCATTTTTTATCCTTGTTTAGGGTTGAATCTAGTGCTTCTATGCCCTTGTCAAGTGTCCAAGCTTGTTGTTTAGTCATTCCATTTTTCCATTAGCCGCCATGTCTGTGCATAAAGGTATGCAGGTTTGGTCTCATATTGCCAGCCATATTTTCTTGACCACCAACGATATGTTGCAACGTGTTGACCTTGGTCAATAAAGCTGGATACCAAATGCATTTTTACCGTACCTCTTCTTCCACCAACAAGGTTATTCCACGTTTTTCGTAGTTTTATAACTTCCATCTCAGTACGGCTCGCGCCGCCCCCAGTTAATCGTCGCATTTAGAAGCTCCTGTCGCCCGTGGCTCCGAACACATTGCACTTCCACACATCTGAAGTGGTTCATCACTTCCTCTTGAAACTAACTATACACTAACTAAACCATAGATCAAGATCTTTTTATAAAGATCTATGTTTTAGGTTTTATTATCTTTATTGTTTTATTCTTTATTATGTCGTAGGTCATCCATGTCCGGGGTGTCCGGTCACCAGTGTCCGGGGTTGGTTACTTAATAGCCACCTCATCTTTGGTGATATACAGGCTGGTTTTTCCTGGTCGGTTGACTACTTCCAGGTATCCCAACTCTTCTAATTTCTCCATAGACCGACGAACAGTCCTTTCAGAAACACCAACCTCTTCAGAGATAGTGGTGGTTGATTCACAAAACTCTGAGCCTTTGCTGTGAAAGAACTGCCACCTGAATTTCAAGTACAGGTAAATGCGGATATCCGTTGAAGATAACTTCAGATTGGATATCATCCCATAAGAGCATAAAACACTGAAACTCTTAGAGATTCTCATGTTTCTACCTCCAGATAATTATTCAAGTGATTTTTAACAACCTCTTGGGCATACTCTTGAGATGCATCATTGTAGTGAAGAACAGCCAGATCACATCCAAGTTTGTGCAAACTTCTCTCGAATGGAGACAAGTGTGTCATCATAACTTCGACCAGACTTAGCTCTTCTTCTGTGATATGGAGGGGATCATCCGTGAAATCCCTGGATATGAGAATCTCCCTCTCACCACCTTCTCCGGCACCATATACCTCGACAATCTTCCTGTTACAGAAAATTTCGTACTGATATTTGCCTTCTTGGGCTTCAAAGTTCACAATGAGACAACAACCAAGGCCCAACAAGAGGACCTGGAAATCCAAATTGTGAACAACTTTTTTATTTAAAGTGCTCATCTAAATCCACCGTCTTTCCGAATGGAGGAATCCAACCCTTACGACCACCGCAGATAACCCAGAGAGTGTTGTACTTACGTCCCCAGCTTGAGCCACGATGTCTCAGGTCCTCGATGTAACCATCTGTGAAGATTATAACCTCTTTTGCCTTAGGAATAAACTCATCGATGTACTCAAATGCACATGCGGCAGTTGTTCCACCAGTTGATGTAACTCTATAATCCAGAATTTCCTTTATGTTGTCCTGTGTGTACACGTTGACGTTGCCAACTTGGGTTGACCAACAGAACAATGTAATACGGAAACATTGGTACAGGGTGCTCAAAGCGATTATCTCATTGAAGATACGCGTCATTGTTTGACGAGAGATAGAACCTGAAACGTCAAAACCGATTACAATATCAACAGTCTCTGTTCTTTTTCTGCCAGGCATAACCATGAACTGTCTCTTAGTTAGAGCGCCGTGATCACGAAGGACTTTTGTCATTCCCCCTGATCGACGACCTAAGACCCGGTAAGTACGATCAGATTTAACACGAGAAATCATTCGTTGCTTAATTATTTGCAGGTAATTAATCTTCGGTTTACCTTTTTGTGCGATTAATTCTCTGGCTTCTTTCGGTCCTTTACCGCCTGCAGCTTTCATAGCAGCGTCAATCATGTCCTCAGACCAAGACATATCCTCATCTTCCTGATCAGCAGACTTCTGTGGGTGTGGGTCCGTATACCCCAGGATGTCCAGGTCTTTATCATAATCCCCGATGTGCGCCCCCAGCGGCTTACCTTTACCATCACCAGCTTCATCCGGCAACAGAGCATAAATCTCTTCAGCCGTTTTCCCCTCGTACTGATAGTCACAATAGCAGTAAGCAAGGAATCCAAATTCTTTTGTCTTATCAAAGACTTGCCGATGAGTGAACCATTTCAAACTCTCGGCTTTCTGGCCCAACTCCTTGACCAGGTCGGTGTTGATATAGTGATCGGCTGCGATATTGAAACGTCTACGGTCAAATGTTTTCCCACGAGACATGTGGTCGTTGGTGACATGGCGGACCTCATGCATTAGAATAAATACAATTTCCTTCATGGTTTTTTGGCGATAGAAGACATCAACATATTCTTTATATTCATCTTTTTGCTGTTGTGTCATCATCGGATGCTTGTCAATACGAGCAAAAACCTTTTTCTTGCGATCAACAGGCATACCCATAATGAACTCTGGGTTAAAGTATAGGTTGCGATGATCAGTCGCTGCGGTTGGAAGCCATGCACAGTCAACTATCAGTGGCATACCGCTTAATAGCGTCCCGTAGAATGGTCGATTAGTAAGTAAAGCGATGCGGGCAGACTGAACTTTCTTCAGTGCTGAATCTTGTAGCTTGGAGATCATCTCCGACTCGTCTTTATACACAGTTATTTCCCTCAGTAGATTATGTTGTTGGTAAAGAGATTTACTGTTTCTAATCCAGAGACCTCTTCTTTATGAATCTTCATTGCTATAGTTAGTATAGCATCATAAACAACGGGATTAAAATCCAATTCTTTATAATACTTGGTTGAATAGTCAAGAAGATTATTTACTTTTTCCTGTTGCCATGCTCGGTGAGCATCTGAAGGATTTAAAAACCTACCTAGACCTTTCTTCTTCCCGAGGTATGAAATCTGGGAAACAAATAAATCATCCATCTTGGACACACCAAGCGGTAGGCCGTTTTTGTTTACTTTGACGACTGTCAGTAAAGAGTTCAAAGTTTTTGGAATGTATACACACGTAAGGGGGCCATATACTTTTTTCGAAAAAGATAATAAATCCTTGTCCAATACATAACCTTCCATCGAACGTGGAGCATTTTTTACAGACCACAACCTAAAATTTGAAAAAGTCTTCCATGCGTTAACAACCGTCACGTCTGTGTACACTCCAGTAACCCTTCCCAACATACTCTTCCACGCCCTATAGTGAGGGCATATCCAAACCTGCTTACCATTCCGAAACTGGACTACGTTGTAATCTGCGTCATTTATACCGATACCACAAACTAATTTCATTTTCTTCTCCAAGAAAAAAGGCCATCAGTTACGATGGCCTTATTATAGGTTAATTCATCACCCTTTGCAATGCAATTTGGGGTAAAAATTCATCTATCCCTTCAATCCTGAAACCCCACGCTAATTGTGGGCCAGGCGCTCCCGGAAGGTGAGGAACAGCAAACAAGACGATCCCATCAATAGCTCCGCGAATCGCGTTCTCTGTGAAAGTCTCTACCAGATCCCCTAAACTAAGACCCGGCCTGAAGCCAGCATTCAGCATTTTTTGCTCTGGCGGGGATGCTGGCCTGCCCAAGATATCTTCGTACATTAGGTGTTCTCCTTTATTTCAACAACCTCAATGCCGCCTGTATTATCGCCTTGGTAGGTTACTTCGACATACTTTTCACCTTTATTGTATCGTATTTTGAACTCTCTTTTCTTCTTAGATAGCTCTTTTGAGTATACAACTTCGGAGTAGTCAAAATGTCCAAGGCGATCCAGTGCGAATCGCTCAAGGATCTTATCCATTTACACCACCTTGTTCAGCATTGCTGTAACTTTAGGCAGGCTAAGACCCGTCTGGATCATCAGTTGAGTCATAGCCGTTTCCATTTTCTTGGAGACGATGATGAAATTATCTTTGGCAAAGCCAATGTTAAGATCCAGAATCAGAATGGATTTAGGCTCACCAGTAAGCTTCTCTCCTGTCATTGCACAGGTGCTGCGAATATATTTGGCCTTGAACTGAGCATATGTCACACTTACTTTCATACCGACATTTGCAAAAGTATTGCAGTAATTTGCATAAGCAAGCGCAACAGCTACATCTTCTGGCAGTGCAACACTGATAGCTTCTTTCGGTTCAGCCTCCACTTCCACAGGCGCAGTGGTTTCTTCTGCCGCAGGCGGTTGTTTGTGTTCGTGTTCAGCAAGCTCTTTGTAGTCGGTGTTGTGATTCTTTTCTACTTCTGCCATGTGTTCTTTCATGTCCATTTTTGTCTCCTGTTGTGGGATATATTTAGTTTTCAGTTTTTCGAGATGGTCTTTAGACATATTCAGCATCATAGCCTGCACAATCTCACGGTCTAGCGGATCAATTATAGTGATGGCTGTTTTCTTGTCAACCAAACGATCTTTCAATTCATTGGCTCTTTGCAAGACAACGCATACATTTCCACGAACATAACCTTTCTTATCGTCAATGCGCTCAACTGTCGGATACAATGGGTCTTTTTCGCCATGTACCGACCTCGTGCTAAAGTTCATATTGGTGTAGTCGCACGGGCCGATGCCCAAAAGCTTTTCTCCCATCATGAACCAGTCATCAAGGGTCAAGGAGAATTCTAAACCCCGTTTCTTTGTGCGTTCTACCTTTTTATGATACCGTTCTTCTAGACTTTTAATCTCGCTGTTGGTAAATTTCTTTTTAATATCAAACATTTCTAACTCCTTGGGTCTTACCCGTTCTTAGTAAGGTGATTATCACCATTCTGAAAAGAGTTGTCAACCCTTGATTTCTAAAAAGTGGCGGTGTATCTTTGTTCATTATTTGTATAAGAGGGTAAGTGAGATTATGAGCAAAGTAGATTTTAATGTAAAACCAAACTATACTTGGAATGAGGAGCGGGATTTCATAGATAAGTTGTTACAAGGGAAGCAGGCTTCTCAAGAGAGATTTCTTTCAACTTTTGAGAGGGACAGATATGCTGACAATCCCATCACCCGCTTTAGAGATTGTCTCCAAGGGGTACAGGATTCGAACCCCATATTGGACATATTTTTGTCATGTCTCCATAAACTTACGGCGCATGGTGACCCTTTTTATTGGCAATGGCATTCTGGTGATGCCTGGGACTATGGTTCTGATATGAGTCAGAAACTAAATGTCTCACGTATGGAAATAGATCACCAATCACATATTACGGGTGGTGACCCTTGGACACATCGATTTGTAGAAACAATCTCCATCAATATTTATGGTCACGGTTGCGGTGAAGCATTTCTTGGTGGGTTCTGGAATTTTAACTACCGTACTAAGTATTTTCTTGAGTGTGTAAAGCAACTTCTGGTGGGGATGTCACACGGAGATGACCTTGATCTCCGTTTGGTTGTCGAATACACCGGTTATCAGAAAAATGCCCCTGTCCAATCTTGGATGGCCCATGACAGGGAGAGATTAACTCTTAAAAATGTAAGCATTATCAGCGGTGACTTGGTTCTTTACTCTGACTATCTTGAGCCTTCAGCGTTCGATCGTATTTGTAGCCAAATAAATCATTCTGTTATCAACATCATGAACAGAAAGATCGCTAATAAGGCACGTAAGGCAATGTTCGTTTGCTCCCAGAAAGAAACAATGTTCCACTTGGAATATGACCCCAAGTTACAGAGTATGATGGAGGGGGACTCCCCGACAGAAGAAGAACTGATGATGATGTCGATCGCAGGATATGAAGATGAATTTTGGCTTGACAACGTAAAATCTTTCGATAGACTGAACATAAAACCCTTTAACCTAGAGGAAGCTGTCAAATGGTATCAACAGACAAGAGTTGTATTCAAGCTTTAAGTCCGGCCCAAGAACTGGCGCTGGCGATCAAAATTGCAGCAGAAGGCCACCTGAATCAGAAAGATAAGGGTGGTAACCCGTACATCCTTCATCCGCTGAAGGTAATGCACTACCTGAAGACCGATGATTTTCAGCTTATGGCTATCGCCGCACTTCATGATGTGGTTGAAGACACCGATGTTACCGCTGCGGATCTGGTTATGCTGGGATTCTCTAATCGTGTGAAGGATGCTGTGGTTCTTCTGACGAAGACCCCTAATCAGACACCGGAAGAGTATTTTAACCGCCTAGCCCAAAACTATGATGCGGTACGTGTGAAGCTTGCAGACCTGCGTCATAACTCTGATGTTCGTCGTCTGAAAGGGCTGACGGATAAAGATTTGTTGCGTGTTCGTAAGTATCACGACATGTATCTTCGTCTGACAAAGATGAAAGAACACCATGAAGCAATTAATATGTTGTCGCAACTATGAATCTCTTGACACTGCTCCGCACAAACAAGTATACTCAGAAACAGATGGGGTTCCTGTTGGGAATTCCATCTTGGAAAGTGAGTAAGCTGGTACTCGAACTTGAGAGCCGTGGCTACATACAGGTGAATCGTAGATACAAATTGAGCGGTCCAGTGTCAAGACCTTTTTTGATTTACGATCAGAATCTTTATAAAGTGACTCTATACAGGAGCAAATAACATGACATTAAAACGCAAAACAATTGAACTGATTGAGGTAGGCCCTGAATTCTGCTTAGACACCCTTTATGCAAACGAAGCATACAATGAACAATTTGTTATTGAGGATAAATGGGGGAATGTTCACTCAGTAACCCTCCACTGGTTCCAGGGTGGTCACGGTAATAACTTCCAATTCCTGCGTGAAAGTGATGATGCGGATACCGGAATTTCTCCTTCAGATGTTGCATATATCGAGGTGCGTTGAATGTCCAGAAATCAAGGTTACACCCACAAAGGAACAGTTAAAAAGTCGCGACTCGGTTGGGCGTGGACTGAGAAACTTCGCGAAACACCTCGTTACTGGATGTCTTACCAGCATTCGGAGACTGGAAAGGTAGTGAAGTACCGTAAGACTGATGGTAAAGTTGTGGGTGGTGAAGACTACCTTGACCTCGACACTATTAAGGAGCTTTGATATGACCAGCGAAACAAGTAAAGAAATACTTGAAACATTACTGTTAAAAGAAGCAACCCCAGAGCGCATCCTTGAAGTCATGATGCAACGGGCGGATCGCTATCAACAGTATTACAAAGATATGAAAAACCGTGCAAAGGTATACGAAAAGAAATATGACGACCTTCTTCGCAGCACAGGTAGGTTGGTCACTGTTCAGGTTGAGCACATGGCACAGGACGCCTGGGTATCGTACACATGGTATAAAAACAATAAATACCGCTGGAATGGTAAGTGCTGGCACAAAACGGATGATGAAGGGCCGCATTACAACGCAAGGCACTATCATGGTAAATTTACTGTGGATATTATTCTTTCAGAAGAAGATATGCCGGAAGTTTTCATTGGTAAATGCACGGGCAGCGTCTTCGGAGAAAAGGTGATCACAGCTAAAGGGCATATGATCGGGTACGGTGATGAATTTGAATTGAGGAAAATAACCAATGTCTAACTGGAAAACTGCTCTGGATCTTCGCGACATCTGGTCTAAAAGAAATGGTGAATGCGGTAGAGAAGACTGGACAGATAAGACGGTGCATGAGCTTGCTAAAGAGATAGCCCGTCGTCTTGAACGGAAATTTCCTCATGAATCAAACTATGATAGCGACCTCTGCGATACCGAGTTGTGTGATATAATTGGCTATTTCCGGGATGTTCCAACATACCAAGGTTGGCTAGACTCTATTGCAGAATGTGAGAATGAGGGGTATGATGCCGACCCAATTCGCCATTATACACCTTTGCGGGAATTCAACGACATCATGAACGATTTTTATGATTGGTGTGATGAAAATCGCGTATGGGTGGATAAATAATCATTGCAATGGGGGAGGATCAAATGTATCCTGCTCCCGAATTTCATTTACAGGAGACAAATAATGTCAAGTCGCAACATCTTTTCTGGTAACTGGATCACTTTGCGAGATCTTCCACCACTGGTGCAATTTTGCCAGCGTCACAAACGTTCACTGATGATCTTCGGTGGGGCAGGTATTGGTAAAAGTCAAGCTGTGAAGCAAATTGCGGATTCTCTTTTCGGGCCTGGTGATAACTTGGTAGACTTCCGCTTGGCTGATAAAGATAACACTGACCTCACCGGGGTGCAGATTCCATACACCGATGACAATGGTGTTACTCGCACAGTGTACGCCTTGCCGGATTTCTGGCCCCGTGATCCTAACTGGAAAGGTATTGTGTTTCTTGATGAGCTTCTCCACGCAGAGCCTTACCTTCAGAAACTGGCATTCCAAATCATGCTGGACCGTCGAATCGGGACCTACCAGTTCCCTGAAGGGGCTGTACTGGTTGCTGCGGGTAACCGTGCTGGGGATGGTACTGCCGTGACTGCACTGGAAGCTCCTTTGGCTAACCGTATGATGCTGGTAGAGCTTACCTATAGCGCATCGGTGTTCATCGAAGACTATGCCATGCAGAACGGTATTCATTCGTCAATCATTGGTTTTCTGTCTCGTAAGAACAGTGCTATTGAAAACTATGAAGAAATGCTGGATATCGGGTGCCCTTCTTTCGCCACACCGCGTACTTTAACTTACGCCAGTGATGTATTGTACGATTACGATGCTAATTTGCTGCCTGCCAACCTAGCTAAGGTTGCTCTTCAGGGCTTCATTGGCACACCTTTAATGGCTGAACTGTGGGCATACCACACTAAGATTCGTAATATGGTCCCGATCGAAGACGTTATGAACGGTACTGCCCAAGATCCTGGAGACCTTCCATCCGATAGCCTGTGGATTTTGGGTTCAGAAGGCGCTATTTGGTTGCGTAAGGCTATTGCAGATACCAACTACACGGATGACCAGATTATTGAATTCTCTGGAAACTTCCTACAGTATCTTTATGATCACTTTATGGACCAGAACCGAGACTTCGTAAGCTCTATTTTCTTGTCGTTCATCAAGGAAAATGCATTCGGTAAGGCGCTGTTGACCACTGCAAGCAACCGTGACAAGCTTCCTGCACGTTTGTTGAAGGCAAAGCCCATCATAATGAAAATTATGGCAGACTTCCAGGTCAACTACGCTGAAGATATTAAGCTTATCGAAGGAAAATAATATTGACAGCCCCTCTTGGGGCTGTTATTCTTCATGTATCAAACAAAACGAGGATAGACTCATGCAAATTTACAAAGTTACTACCGAAGGTGATTGCGAAGGCCGTACAACTAAACTACTTGGTTACGTAAAGGCAAACAGTCCGGCACATGCAATCAAATTCCTGGAAAGTATTGGCAAACACGCTCACTACCAATACTGGATTGACGTTGAGAATAGCTTGGTCATTGAAGCAACTCCAGAATCAGATCTTAATCACTTGATTGCGGAGATCGAACCCCCCTGTTATGAAGGTGGTTCTTTCAAAGGTGTTGTAAAATCAAACTTGCATGTTTTGCAAGAGAAAAAACAAAAAGTTAAAGATGCTCTTCTTCGTTCGGGGTTGTCCTACGAAGACGTTGTTAAATTCGGAAAGGATGATTGATATGCATTGTTTAACCTGGGAACAAGCAAAGCAGGCCATGCGTGAAGGTAAACGTATCCGTAACCAATATTTCACTTCTGATGAATGGTTCGAAATGGTTGATGGGCGTATCTACGCAGAAGACGGTTGCCCTATGGCAGGCTGGTATCGTGGTGAAGCATGGCAGGACGAAGGCTGGAGTGTGATCGAATGATCTACAAAAACCAGTTTCGTAATATCTGGCGCAAGTTTGTTAACGGTAAAGGCTATGTTTCTGGTGACCAAGGCCTCACCTGGACAGAAAATGGTGCTCCTCAAGACTTGATCAAGCGATTACCTTATTACGTGGAGAGAAAAGATGGCAAAATTCAAATTCCCGGCTTCTGAACTAAACGAGTGTTGGTGGCTTGACACCGCCGACTGTGTTATGGCAGGATACACCTATCGACGGCATCGGGTGTTTGTTGTCTGTGCGAAAAATCGTGCGGATGCTATTGAATCCATGAAAGAGTTTAAAGAGAGGAGTTGCAAATGAATTTAGACCAGATTGTTACAGGAAGTAAGGTTAAGTTTAATCCCAATCAAGACTGGATGGAGGAAGATTATTCTTTGGATGGTGTTTCCATCGGGGATGTAGGTATTGTTGTTGGGGTTGATTGCGGTGATGTCTTAGTTGACTTCACCCGCCAAGACGGAACTGTCTCAGAAGGTTTTTATGCTTTCCCTGAAGACTTGGAGATTGTACATGAAAGTTAAAATGACGAAACACTACAGCGCCCATCCTGAAGAGCCACGTTCTGGTGATATTCTTGAAGTGGTGAGTGAGAAATATAATGGCTCTTTCCTTGACCACTATATGTGTGAGTGGAAGGGGATGGATATCGTTGTCTATCCTGATGAATGTGAGGAAGTGCGATGACGATTCTTGATGATTCAAAACCGAAACAGGTATCAATCCTGACAATTGTTGGGCGGGTTGCAACATTCTCATGTGACGACTTTGATATAGAGATCATTGGAGAACATCACGTCATCACAATGAAGGTTCCTGACCCTGGTGGTTATAAAAAGGTTAAGGCTCAATACCTTATCGAGCCTATCATGAGCATACTGAACGAGGATTACTAATGAAGGAGAGTGAAGAGGCATTACAGGCGCTTAAATCTTCCTTCTCATATGACCCTGAGACAGGTTTGTTTACGTGTATAAATCCTCTCGCTCGTCGTTATTTTGGGAAGATTGCAGGCACAAAAAGAAAAGACGGCTACATTGGACTTGCTGTAACGATTGATGGAAAATTGAAAATCTTCTTAGCACACAGGGTCGCTTGGGTCTTTCATTTTGGCGTTTGGCCTTCTCATTTTATTGACCACAAAGATAAAATTAAAGACAACAATCGTATTGACAATTTAAGGGATGTCAAAAAGTCGGTAAACGTCTATAACTATAGCAGGGGCAAGAAGAACCAGACAGGTTTCCGTGGTGTGTTTATAGATCGCAGGCGAGAGCCTGTAAAGTATAATGCTGCTTATGGCAAGAAGCATCTTGGGACTTTCAATACCCCAGAAGAGGCAAGCGCTTGTTACCAAAACTATGTTAAAACTATTCATGAAATTGTGGTGGAGGACTGATGTTCAAATATAAGGTTGGGGATTTAATAGAGGCGGTAAAGAGTGGCGAAATAAATGTTTTTGGACACGGTGCAAATTGTTTTTGCACGATGGGTAGTGGCATTGCCCCACTGATCAAAGAAGCGTTCCCGAAAATGTACGCAGCGGATTTGAAGACCGAGAAGGGAGATAAGGCCAAACTTGGAACATTCACATTGGCCTTCCTGAAGGACGGTGAAGCTATTGGCTTTAATCTGTATTCACAATACGGCTATAATCGTCGTAAACAGGGTCTCAGGGACCTCGATTACAATGCCCTGTACGATTCGATGGTTGAGATGAAAAAGCTCTTACAGAGCTATACAGATGGCCCTATGGACACCTATCGAATCGGGTTCCCTAAAATCGGTGCGGGCCTTGCAGGTGGTGACTGGAATGTCATCGAAGCAATGATCAAATCAATCTTCTTTGATTGTGATGTGACAGTTTATGTCTTGAAAGAATGGGAAATCCCTGGTTACTACCCTTCAGACGACGGCCCTCTGACATCAGAACAGATCGCTGCCATTCGGGAAATGACAAAATGTGGATTATCCACAGGGGGGACTGGATTATCGTGGTTAAATTGAGAGACGGTATGGTAGCACATACCAAAAAGATCGACCTTTATGTGGGTAATACGGTGTTAACCTATAACGCCCCTCGTGGTCAGAGCTTTGCCATACTACTACTTGGGGTAGAGAAACCAAGTGGTGACGGCACGGGTATTCAGATTGACGAATGGCTGAATAGTCGTGGCTGGAAGCTGGAGGGTCCTGATGCGTAAATCGGTTTTTGTCATCTATGACACTGTTGACAGATGCCTCTGGAACCACAAAGCCAAGATTGGATGGATTAGCTCTGGCGCTGCCAAGAATGCGTGGAATCTTGTCCACGCAACCTGGAGTGGGAAGCAGTATTTTGATGACCAGCAAAGATATGTAGTTCTTGAACTTTCTGGCGGACACATTAGCAAATTATTTGAGGAGAATAAAATTGACAAAACCAATTAAATACCCAAGCACCGCACAGTTCCGTCAGGTTATCCGCACCATGCATGATAAACTGACGTTCGACGGTATTGATGAAGAGGGTAATATCAAGCGAAAGGTGTTGCCACCGGAAGCGTACCTGATCCCGTACATCGGTACGGTTAAGCTTCACGGCACTAATGGCAGTGTGGTATTCCACTCTGAGGATGAAGTTGTCTTCCAGTCCAAAGAGCGTGTCGTGACTGTAGGCGACGATAACAATGGCTTCGCGGCCTTCATGTCTCGAAAAGACACCGCAGAGTTGCTTTCCCAGGTTAAATACCTGTGTGGAGTCAATGACGTTGAGTTCCAGTTCCCGGTTGAAATTGCTGGTGAATGGGCTGGTCGCGGCATTCAGAAAGGTGTTGCTATCACTGAAGTAGAGCCGTTCTTTGCTATCTTCCGTGTGGCTGTAGGCCGGGATGAGGCGACTGATACCCTCAACTGGCTACCACCAACGTTCCAGTTTGGAATTGGATTGCCGGATGCTCGTATCTACAGTATCCTTGACTTCGGTTACTGGATGGCTAATATCCCATTCAATGAGCCGGAACTTGTCCAGAATGACCTGGCAGAACTGACTCGTGAAGTGGAAAACAAATGCCCGGCAGGTAAGTTCTTTGGCGTAGAAGGTATCGGTGAAGGCATTGTCTGGTCTCCAAAAGACCCTGAGCTTTCTAAAATCTCTGGCCTGTGGTTTAAAGTCAAGGGTGATAAACATTCTGTATCCAAAGTTAAGACCCTGGCGGCAATTGACCCAGAACGCCTCGCAAGTATGCGTGAGTTCGTTGAGTACGCTGTGACGGAAGCACGTCTTGAGCAGGGTGTTAGCGAAGTCGGTCTTGACCAGACTAAGATTGGTGAATTCATTGGATGGATTAACCGAGACATCAACAAGGAAGAGGGTGATGTTCTGGAAGCCAGCTCCATGACCATGAAAGATGTTGGTAAGTTTATCAGCAACAAAGCTCGTGCATGGTACATGACTCGTCTGAGTGAGGAGGGCTAATGGCCCTCATTGTAGCCACAACGCGGTCTGTTGAAAAAAGACCTGGACATTCTTTCACCAAGTGTGATACCTTGATTTTCGAAGATGAAGAACAGGGCAAAAAGTTTGTTAAAGATAACAAACAGTTTGTCTATCATGTCCAAAAAGCGAGGGTCATTAAAAATGGTGAGACCAGAACCGAAGTTTATTGAAGGTAATGTGAAAACAGTTTCAGAGGGGATATTCTTAGAAAATAATTGTTGACTCCAATTAAGAGACACTATACAGTGTCTCTTGTTGGGAGCCAATCCTCTAGGTGTGGTTAACGCCGAAGTTATGCTTCTGGAGATAAGCATTAGCGAGTCGATGAAGGAAGAAGCAAGCATTCTTGGATGTCAGTCTTGCAGGAGCTTTGCTCCTATCTCTACAAACTTGGGAACACAACACGGTAGATTTTAAGTGGGTTTAAAACACTAAGATTGTCAAAGGTTTACAGTTAGAGTGTTCCCCACATATGTGGTGATAAACCGGCCGTGATGTTATGGAAATCATCTAACCAGTGGTGTTCCCCGCATATGTGGGATAAACCGTGCTAGCTGACGCTGTCCAGGAATACCTGGCGTTCCCCGCATATGTGGGATAAACCGCTGGACTGTATGCACGAACTCCCCGTTCTATCATGTTCCTCACGTAGTGGGGTACTGTCGGAATGAACTTTAACAGCGTAGGTAGATGATTATCATGATGGTAGGTTTTAAAACAAAAGTTGGTACAAATAATCGCCAAAACAGTACTCTTCTTCATTGGAGCAACGCCAGACGTTATGCTTTTAATTATGCATTAGGGTTATGTTTCATAGACCAAGAAACCCTATCTCCTGATGAAAAATGGAAATTGGCAAAAATAAATGATTACGATAAATTTTTTAACCAAGGTAAATACCCTCTTGGTTTTAAAAAGCCAACAAAATCTGGGGTAATGTTAGGCTCAGGAATCCACACATGGTTAAATGGGATACCCGGTAGTGTTGGCCAGCTTGCTATAAAGTATGACCTCAAAGAGGCATGGCAGCGATGCTTCAAAAAGCTTGGAGGCAGACCCAAGTTTCAATCAAAGCATCGCAGGAAAAGTTTTAAATTAAGCAATACAGACTTCAAAAAGGAAAAGAATCTTGATGACGTTGGGGCTTACATCCTCCACAACAGACTTGGAAAGATGAAACTGGGAGATAAGATACCTGCACGTATCCTGAATGGGAGACTTATGAATACCACGTTCAGCAAAACTGCTGGTGACTGGTATGTTGCTTTCATCTTTGAAATACCTGACGAAGATTATTATCAGATCTCTAATAAAAGGGAAATGTGTGTTGGTGTTGACTTAGGTGTTGCACAATATGCAACATGTTATGATTCAGAAAGTGGAACAGCATGGCATGAGGAATACCCTAAAGGGTCGTTAAAGGCTATTGAAGATCGCATTCGTATTCTTCAACGTAAACAAGCCAAATGCCAGAAAGGTAGCGTAAGATACAAAAAACTTGGTGAAATGATTACTACACGTAAGGCCAAACAGGGAAATATCCGCCAAGACGCCTGCCATAAATTTACTAAAAAGTTGGCTACAAAATCCTACAAAATTGTCTTGGAGGATTTGAAAGTATCCAATATGACGAAATCGTCAAAAGGAACGACTGAAGAACATGGCAAAAATGTGAAGGCTAAAACAGGCCTTAATCGAGAGATTCTGAATATGAGTCTATACTCGGTACGTATGCAATTAGCTTACAAAACGATCAGGTACGGGAGTGAGTTAATGCTAGTTAATCCTGCATACACTTCTCAGACGTGTTCTGAATGTGGACATGTAGCAAAAGAAAACAGGAAAACACAAGAAAAATTCCTATGTGTATCTTGTGGTCATACTGAAAATGCAGACATTAATGCTGCAAAAAATATTCTTAATAAGGGGATGATGCAGAAGTAAAATTATATAATCTTAGCCCCACAATGGGGCTTTTTAATTTGGAGTGTAAATTTGAAATTGAAAAATACTATTTTGGCAACCGCCTGTATCCTTTCTCTGACTACCACACCTGTCTTAGCCAAAGAAAGTGTAAAGAAGCCCAAGGTGATTCATCTATGCAAGAAAGATGACACAGCGGTAAACATCTTAGCCTGCAACATGTACAAAGAAGCTCGTGGGGAGAGTGATTCCGGGTTAATGTCGATCGCATTCGTAACTTTGAATCGTAAGGATAACGATAAGTATCCTGGAACAGTAAAGAAGATCGTCTACCAGCCCGGACAATTCTCCTGGACATCTTCAGGAACAACGTTTAAAGTCTATGAAAAGGATCGCTGGGAGAAGGCACAAGAGTTTGCAAAAGTTCTGATCAAGATTCATAAACAAAACAGGGTCGTCTACGATGCTCTGGACATAACACATGGAGCAACCCACTACCATTCACGAAAAGTAAAACCCTACTGGACAAAGGCCATGCTACGCACAGTCAGGATCGATAACCATATCTATTATAAAGAGAAAGAAGATTCTCAAGGGGCATGAACTCATGAAGAAATTCTTAGTAATATTTGTTTGCATTACCCCTCTGTGTGTGATATTGTCACTGTCACAGCCCATGTATTGGGAACAAATTTGTGGAGCATACGCAATAGGTATAGTTACAGCGGCCTTTAGACTAAATACAAACAACTGCAAAAAGTAGGAGAAGTAGATGATAATCGAGCGTAATGAGAAGAAGGTAGAAGTTAGTACCAACGTCAAACGCTATCAGGCTGGTATCGCGATTAATGCTGAAACTTTCAGTATCTTGATCGATGGTATTTATGAGGACAAGATCCTTGCTGCCTGTCGTGAACCCCTGTTCAATGCGGTAGATGCACACACAGAAGCCGGATGCCGGGATAAACCGATTATCATCCACTCCCCAACTGACCTAGAACCGTGGTATTCTGTCAAGGATGGTGGTATTGGGATGGACTTTGACATGGTTACCCAGACCTTCATGATGTTGGGGTCGTCCACTAAACGTGAATCCAACGACCTGATCGGTGCGAAAGGTATTGGTTCCAAGGCCCCGTTCACCGTTACGGATATGTTCAGTGTCATCTCTATCAAAGATGGTACTAAAACTGTGTACTCTGTTCATAAAGACCAAGGTATTCCTGAGGTTGTTCCTCTTCATGAGTCTAAAACCATAGAAGAAAACGGTGTTGAAATCAAATTCAATGTTGATCCGACAGAGACTGAGAAATACCGCCGTGCAATTATTAGTTGCCTGCGTTATGCTAAGTTCCCTTACGAGATCAACGACCCGTTTGTGACTTCATCTATTCGAGACCGTACCTATCCGGTGCAGTATACGTTCAAAGATGAAGAATCTGGTTGGATGCTGGAAATGTATTCGTCGGTATCTAACAATGCTGATAGTGTTGTGGTTATGGGGCAACAGCCATACAAGTCAAAATTTCTGAGCAATAACCCTGAATGGCCTCTAATGATGGTGTCCATTCCGATCGGGGATTGTGACGTAAACCCAGGGCGTGAATGGACTATCGAGGGTAAGAATGACCGTGGCTTCGAAGAGCGCCTTAAGACATTCGTTCAGACGGCCCTTGATCGTCGTGGTGAAGAAATCTATCATGAACTCCGTAAGCTTCCAAAACTTGCGGATGTTCTGGAGTATATGAAGCGAGTTGGCGGGTGGTTTGCTACAAAATACGGCACAAAATACATTGCAGAATTGTTCAGAGATTACGTTGACACTGTAAGCGTGAAGGGATGTGTAACTTACAACGGTCACGGGGAGAAGCGCAGAACTGACAAAGACTATTCATATGCGGATATGATGAATGGTTACCATCTTGTATACAACGACGACAATAAGCTGGTTAGAAGTAAATGTAATCAGTTGTTTGATGTAACAGGTAAGGCCGTCTATCTGACGGACAATCTTGGTGTGGCACAAATGTGTGATAATCCATTCTTTGCGGGAATGATCCATAAGCTGTCGGATTTGGAAAAGCGTCCAGCATCGAAATCGGATAAAAAGTATGGCGGCTATAGCCTGTATGAACCAGGGCATCCAGTATGGATCATTGAACAGAGTGGAGCTATTAGGAAAACACGTATCTCCCGTGCGGAATTTGATGATATCAAATATGCCATGATCTATTCTGGTGGTCAGGCACGAGGGACTTGTGACCTTGGGTCTACGGCGTACCTTTCTAACCGTCATCAACCGGAGACCTTCTTGTCAGATCTTGGTATTGATGATAAGTTGTACATCGTACCTTTAAACCGAGTGAGTTGGCTGGATGATGATGTTAGGATGATTACACAGGACGACCTTTATAAGGTTGCAAGTTCAAACCTGTTGGATTATCATCTTAATCAGTTAACCAGACAGCGTGAGTATCGCTCTCTCTTGGACGACTTAAAGGGAATAGGTGTAGAGGTTGTCAAAGACCCTGAATACAAGGAAAAGGTTAATATGGCTAGTACCCTTTACCATGTTAAAGGTTATTATAGTGCAGAAAGAACTGCGAAGAGAATCGTCAATGGACGTATTCGTGTTGGGAAAAGCCTGATTAACAAGGTAAAAGAACGTTACCCGTTACTGAAGCACATCCCGATGGAGCATTTTAACTCCCCAGAGGTGGCTGAGTATCGTAAATTTATTGATAGCAAAGGAGAGAAATAATGAGTGATCTTTTTAAATCCCGTGCAGATGCTCGTGTTTGTGCTGCAAGTCGTGGTATGAAGGTTGTGGACCGTGGTGTATCCCCAGCGGTGCTGGCAGAGGGGCGTTGGATGGTTGTCCCCAAAGACAGTATTGGTGCTTCCCCGGAAAAGACGATTTCCTTCGATATGGAAACTTACCCTGCGCCAACTGCCTCTATGTTCTTTGCGAGTCGGGGAGAGGCCCGAGCATTCTCTAAGACTGTACAGAATGCGAAGATTATCGATCATGCAAAGACAACAGCAGGGCATGACAAAGAGGAGGGAGTTGTCAAGGACCTTGGCAAGCGTGGTAAGCGCTGGGAAGTGGTGTTCGTAGTTTCTGATGTAGAAGTGAGCGTTACTGTTCCTCAGCTTCCAGAACCTACACCTGTGCCTATTAAGATTTCGGTTGTTGATGACACGAAAGCTGATCCCATTGTCATCATGACACCAGGCAACGTTTCCATCACACTTCCCGATGGGACTATTCATACTCTGGGCAGTAACAGCGAAATCTTTAACGACGTTGGTATGTTACTGTTAAACAACAAGATCGACGAAGCCGTAGCGCTTATTGAGGCGGGAATCGCTGCAAAAGCTGAAGTGGCAATCGATCTTGGACCGGATATGAAGCTGCTGGACGGCATTCTGTACTGGCACGGTATCAAACAAGAAAGCGGTATTGCTCGCCGTATTGTTTCGGATATTGAGACCGGGAAGTTCGATAACCGTTATGTCGAGTTCATGCGTAAACTGATGCTCAACCCTTCTTACAAATCGGTTGAAATGCTGTACGACTTCCTAGAGCATAACAAGTTCGAGATTCTGGAGAATGGCAACATCTTGGCCTACAAGGGTCTTAAACGCACTGAGAATGGTCCTCGTGACTGGTTCACAGGCTTGGTCCCTAACTGGGCTAACACCACAGTCACTATGCCAAGAAACATGGTTGAAGATGACCCAACCAAAGCTTGTAGCCAGGGTTTACATATCGCCTCCAAGGAATATGCCCGTGATTATGGTAATGTGGTTGAGGTATCTGTTGACCCGGCAGACATTGTTAGCGTACCATATAACTACAATAACAAGAAATGCCGATGCTGCCGCTATCAAGTATTAACAGGGAAAGAAAAGCCAGCAGGTGCTCCTGATGTTATTGTTGTGGGTGTAAGGGGTGCTATCCTGGACGAAATTTATCTCGATAAGGAGGATTAATGTCCTTAGTCCACGGACAGGGCATTAATGATGCCCCTTATCCCACAACCCGGTACACTCTTGTTGGTGGTAAGCGCACACAGGCGTGGAGGTGCCCGTACTACACCCTGTGGCGTAAAATGTTGGAAAGATGTTACTCAGACAAAGCCCTGAATAAAAAACCGACCTACTCCGGGGTTGTTGTGGAAGAGGCGTGGAAAACGTTCTCTAATTTCAGAGAGTGGGTTGAATGTCAAGATCAACACGTTGCTTGGCTCGAGGAAAGTGGGAAAAGAATAGTTGACAAGGTGTATAATTTTAATTTAGATAAGGACATTCTTGTACCTGGGTCAAAAATTTACAGTTGGAATACATCTGTGCTTGTACCTTCTTATCTGAATAAATTTTTTCTGTTGCGGGATTCAGCTAGGGGGGATTTCCCCATTGGGGTTTCTTGGCATTCTGTGGTTAAAAAATTTCAATCAAGAAGAAGAGGCCAGCATCTGGGGTATTTTGATGACCCGTTCAAAGCACATCAAGCGTGGCAAAATGCTAAGATCTTGGATATAATAGACATTCATGACAGATATTCGCACAGTGGTGTTTGCGACCACAGAGTCTCCGAAAGATTGCTTATGATAGTAAAAAACATAAGGCGAGACTTGCAATACGGTATCGAGACAAAAAATTTATTAGGAGGGTAACTTGAGAGAGGATTTTGGAGTGGGAACGGAAGAGGCCTTAGGTGCTATCATTGAAGGCAAAAACGTTTTCATTACGGGACCTGGTGGGTGTGTCGATTCAGAGACTGAATATTTATCTAAGGACGGCTGGAAAAAGATAAAAGATTACGCAGGGGAGGAAATTTTAATCGTTGATTCAGGGCTTAATAGTTTCTTCTCTTTACCCGAAGAATTCCATAAGTACCCTTGTGAGAAATTTTTATCTTTCCAAGGTAGGAATGTGGATCAGGTGCTCTCTGAAGAGCACCGTGTTATCTATGAGTCCCTTGGTAGTAAGTATAAAGGGAAAAAATACCCGAACACTCTGAAAGAAATCAGCGCAAAAGACCTATCCAGCAGGTTTTTTAAGAGTAAGAAAGGCCTCTCTGCGCGTCTTATCCCCATCTTTAACAATATTGGTGGTATGGGTATAGACATGACTGAGGGGGATCTGAGGTTGCAGGTAGCAGTTATGGCTGACGGTCGTATTGTGAAAGAAGGTAAGGACAATTATACGCAAATGCGTTTCAGTAAAAAACGTAAATATGATCGTCTCCTTTGGTTATGCCAGTCTTTTGGACTCCCTTATAAAGACAATGGTTGTAAGGAAAATCCTAAGTATTCAAACAATGTTGAATATGAGGTGATTGTATGGCCTAAAACTGATGAGAAGGAATTCACAGGGCGGTTTTATGACTGCACGAAGCAGCAGTTAAAGATCATCCTGGACGAAGTAATGCATTGGGACGGTTGCGTCTCCGATAATTGCCTTGTGAGCACCAACAGTAAGAAAACAGCGGATTTTATTCAATTTGCGGCAGCAGGTGAAGGGATACGCTGTAGTATTAAGGAAGATTCCCGTTCTGAGAATGTTAACTATGTGGTGCGCAAAAGTCGGTTAAAAAGGGTGAGTTTGCCAAAAAACGGGCATGGTGAAGTTCGGGTCACAGAATTACCATCCCGCGACGGGCTTAAGTATTGTTTCACCACAGAAACGGGGATGTGGGTAATGCGTCGTGGCAATAAGATATGTGTGACGGGAAACAGTGGCAAGAGCCATCTGATCAAAACAATCCAATCCCTGTATCCAAGTTCAACATTAACAGTGGCCCCGACAGGGGTCGCTTCACTTAATGTTGATGGAATGACAACTCATCGAGCTTTCGGGTTATCAATGGGGATAGCCACAGAAGATGATGGTAAGACAGTAAAAACTAAACCTAAAAAACTTTTAAAAAGCAAATCTCTTGAGCGTATCATTATTGATGAAATATCTATGGTGCGAGCCGACAAATTGTGGGAAATGGATCAGAAACTACGTGTTGCGAGAAGGGAGCCTAAGAAAGCTTTCGGCGGTCTTCAGGTCATCATGTTTGGTGATTTCTTTCAGAATCCTCCAGTTCTGACAGATTCTGAAGAAAACGCTTACTTCGAACTCCACAGCACAGAATTGTCGTGTTTCTCAGACACTTGGAGAGAGATAAATCCATACCCTGTACTTCTTGACAAGATTTATCGTCAAAACAGCGTGCATTTTTCATCGCTATTGAATCATATGAGGAAAGGCGAGCGTATTGATGAAATAGTTAAATTCCTCAACAATCAGTGCTATTCAAAAGGTGCAGCACTGAATGCGATTACTCTGACTTCAACTAATGCCGCAGCGGAGCGTATCAACAAAAAGCATTACGATCAGATACAGGGTGAAGAGGTTATTTACAAAGCCTCCAAAACAGGAGATTTTGCCCAGCGTCCAGTTGCTGAGAGTCTACACCTCAAGGTAGGGACTCGTGTCATGATCACCGTTAATGATCAGAATCCAGATGAAGACGGTCCTAAATTTGTAAACGGAACACGGGGTATTATAAAGGCCCTAAGGAAGTTTTCGGTAGATGTAGAACTGGAAGATGGCAAGGTTGTAGAGATCGAAAAGAATGTCTGGGAAAATGTTGAATACTTCCCAAGAAAGGTTATCAAGAATGGTAAGACTGAAGAGGAATTGGAAAAGATTGTTGTTGGAACATACACAAACTTACCCATTCGCCTTGGTTATGCAGTGACCATTCACAAAGCTCAAGGCTTGACTTTGCCAGAGGTTAATATAGACTTTGGTTATGGAGCTTTTGCTCCTGGGATGGCCTATGTTGCCTTTAGCAGGGCCACTTCTACAAAAGGTTTAAGATTGTTGCGTCCGGTTAAAGAACGTGATATTATCGTAGACCAAAGAATTGTTAAATTCTACAAAGACACATTCCCAGGAAAATTTTAGGAGAAAATAATGGCATCATATTCTCGTCTGGAGCTGGTAGACAAGTTCCGCAAAGAACTTGAAGTATGGAATCAATGGCAGGTTCCTCGCTCTGAAAAAGCTATGGACACTACCCACATCCAAATGGCCTCTCTTGACGAGATGATGTCTGCTTATGGGTATGTCCCTCGTCGTCTTTCTAACTTCCCAGAAGTTAAAGATGGTCGCTTTGGCTACCAGCTTGCATTCCCTCGATGTAAAAAGCTTTGTCGCACATTCTTTATCTCATTACAGGATGCAGTTAGCATCCATAATGGCAATGGGTACAAGGGGAATCCATTCCGTAGGTTGGGGGATCGCATGAGTTTTGCTCTACAGAACCGTATTGTTGAGCAGGTGGCGGTTCAGAGGGACAAGTCTTTGGAAGGTGGTATCAAATCAACTAAGAAGTGGATTAAGTTCTATGAGGAGAACAAAAATGCAGGTTGAAGACTTCACTGACCTGAGTAAGGTAACAACAGAAAAGCTAATGAAACTCCGTGATATCGCTCAAGATTATCACGATGAGATGCAGCAAGCTGAACTGGAAGCGTGGGAAAGACTCCAAGATATAATTCATGAAATTGTCAAGAGGGCGAAGAATGTTCAAACGTCTAATTAACTGGCTCTTTGCCAAAGAGGATGAAACCACAGAAAATGAAGTTCGGGTATTTGACTTCACAGAACAAGGTCCTGGACATGATATCGCTATACGAGTCATCAATGATGGTGAATACGCAGAGGCAGTGGTTGCCCTGAAACTTGCGGATCTGCCGCCTGCGGTTGGTGACTTCATCGTCGTAGTTTTAGATGGTGTCCACAATACTTTTGTGGTAGAAACTTCAGAAGGTGTGAGCCTGACTGTTACTAAATTGACCCTAACTCGTTATGAAGGCGCAGAAGATGAAACATCGTGAAAATATTTGTAAGCTTATTGATGATTTGGAGCGCATCGCAAGACAAGCAACACCAGGTAAGTGGTGGATAGATTCACATGGTCATGCTATGGTTGCATTTTCAACGGAAGATGCTGGCATGGAAACAGTGTTTGTGACAGACGGGAATATGGGCCCGGTTGTGCGCCATGAGAACACAGGTAATCTTTCGGCTTGGCGCAATGATATGGATGCAACATACATTGCGACTGCCTGCCCTCAGAATGTGCTGGCAGTTTTGGAATATCTAAGTTCTGGTGCTAACGCGTGGAATACCATAAGCACTTATATGGAAACTCGCCTGCATGGTGATGCAGCCGCTTTACGTAATGATGTAAGCCGGAAGTTGTTTGATGACGGTTGTCATAGTGCAGCAGTCCATGCAATTCAGTTTATCGAGGCACTGATTGACCAGAATATTGAATTAAAGGCCGAACTGGAGTCTAAATGATCAAAGATTGTTTTGGGAATGAGGCGAGAGTTGGCGACAAGATCGCCTTCTCTCAAGGCAATGCTGGAGCAAAAAAGTGGGAATTCGGGGAGATTACCCGGATAACCGATAAGTGCATATATTTTCATGGTCGCGCCGGGGGAATGTTCCGTGACTGGCGTGATGATACCGAGCTTCGCCGTGGAGAAGGCGCGTTCGTAATTAATTTAGAAGCGAGAGGACTTAATGAGTAAAGCCGCACTTCCTGTAGAGATCGAATTCAGTTATGACCACCCTACTGCGGGTGTCGTCACCGTCGAAGCACTTTATTCTGTGATGGAAGGCGACCGTAACAGTCGTGAAAGCGATGTAGATTACAACGGTTTCCAGGATTTGGAGTATTATGCTGTATTCTCTGGAGATAAACAGATCTACGTTGACATTCCAGATGATGTCCTATACCATCATTTACGCGAGTATATTCGCAATCTTGAAATTGTAGGTTGCTTCCAGGAAGAGGAGGAGTTTTAATGAAACACGAAGTTAAAGTCGTTGAATTCGAATTCGGTAAACACAGAGGTCCAGACTATGTGGCTAAAGTGTTGGCAGAACATCTTGACGAAGGATATACTATCGTAGGGCAATCTGAAAGCGCTAGATATCTGACCTACACCCTGGTTAAAATTATTCCAATTTCCATGACGGGTACGGTAACAAATGCCGATCACCAAGGGGTCAGTTTCCACTAAGGGAGGCCGTTTGAAGAAGAAAGTGATCATTCTTTATGATTACACTTCGGTCATGGCCCGTCCTTGGTTAGAGGCTGGCTATGAAGTTTGGACTTTTGATGGTCAACATTCACCAGGAGTCACCCGCGAGGGTGACCTTGTTAAAGTCGGGATGTGGTTCTTCCACGACAAGACCGTTCAACAAGCTCAAGAGATCAAAGAAATGGTTGGTGACAATGTTCACATCGTCTTTGGTTTCCCGGAATGTACTCACCTGACCAATGCAGGTTCACGTCATTGGGCTAAGAAAAGAGCAGCAAACCCTAACTTCCAGAAAGAAGCAATGGAACTTTGCCTATTGGTAGAGAAGGTTGGAGATTTATATAATGTTCCGTGGGCCTTTGAAAACCCTGTCGGTGTTCTCTCTTCAATGTATCGAAAACCTGATTACATGTTTGATCCTAAGGATTACGGCGGGTATCTCCCAACCACTGATATACACCCACTATATCCGCACGTATACCCTCCTCAGGACGCGTATAACAAGAAGACGTGCATTTGGATGGGCAATGGCGCAAAACAGCCTGACAAGCTTCCTGTGAAGGAATTGTACAAGGACAATCCAGGCTGGAAGAAGTGTGGTGGCAAATCCACCAAGACTAAAAATATTCGTAGTTGTACACCTCGCGGTTTTGCGGAGGCGTTTTACCAGAAAAATAAATGAGAGGGATAATGGGAAATGGACCGGATTGGGCGGCGTATCGCAAAGGTGGCAATGAAAACCCAAGAGCAGGTTTTGGAAGTAATCGCGGAGGCAAGTTGAGTTATAGTAACAATCGAGCAGAAGAGACCCTGGAATCAGTGCTGTCTGGCACCCGCATCATGGCTGTTCCCGAAATGAGTCTCTCTCTTGAAGCAGCACAGTATTTTAAGATCCGTTCTGCGGTATCCCCGGCGGATGGTATCACCCCGGTAGCAACATACTTGCCCTATTATGATAAGTATGGGAAACTGACGGGATTCAAGAAACGTGACTGGACGTTACAGAAGGAAAAGACAGGACACTTTTCAACTGTTGGTGCTGTGAAGGCATCATCTCAGTTCTTCGGGCAGCATGAAGCCTCTATGGGTGTTGGTCGTAAGCAGATCAATATCGTGGAAGGTGAAGGTGACGTATGCGCCGCATGGCAGGCAGCGTATGAGATGGTTAAGGCTATGTCCACCAGTCCAAAGGCCAGTAAAGGCGTTAAAGACTGGGCGGATAGCATCTTAAAAGGTATCCGTCATATTCAGAACGACGAGGACATTGGAGGTCTTCCGACACTACCCTATGTTGGATTAAACTGTGGTACTGCAAACGCTGTTGATACTTTCGCAAACAACGAGAAGTTCATTCGCAGTTATGAGAAGGTAGTCTTGGGCTTTGATAACGACGAAGCCACAGCATTAGAAAAAGAAAAGAAAATAAAGAAAGGTAAAGAAGCAACCGACGATGTCGCTAGCTTCCTGCTGTCAGAAAACATTTACGTTGTGCGATATCCTAACGAGCGTAATGACCCGGATGGCTTTAAAGACATTCGTGACATGTATGATGCAGGTAAGGTACGCGAGCTTTATGCAATGTTTACCAAAGCAGACGATCGCTATGTTCCTGATAAGCTTATCGGTCTTAAGGATATTACCATTGAGAATCTTCGCAAGAAGAAAAAAGATGGTGTTCCATTACCAGGGCTACCCGGCCTATATAACCTGACCCGTGGCCCCCGTACTGGTGAGCTTTGGACATTGACAGGCCCGTCTGGTGGTGGTAAGTCTACAATCTCTCGTAAGATTGAATACGCGATCATTGACTATCTTCGTGATATGTCAATTCCCCGCCTAGATGGCTGGACCGAGAGTGAGAAAGTAGCCATCATCCGTCTGGAAGAGGATGAAGAAGAGTCTGTAAACAGCTTGTATGCTGAAGAGCTGAAGGTGGACCCTAAGGCATTTGTTGCTGACCCGGAGCAGTTCTTGACCGAAGAGCAACACCTTGAGATTCATCAACGCTGGATTAGGGAAGATAAGATTAAGATCTTTGATCACTTCGGTTCTATCCCGACAGACCAGCTTATTCAGAAACTTAAGCAGATGGTGTTCCTTGATGGTTGTAAATGGATCATCCTCGATCACCTGTCAATGGTAATCTCTGGTCTTAAGTCCGACAACGAACGTCGAGACCTTGATAACATCATGACCGAGCTGGCAGCTTTCTGTAAGAAGTACGATGTTTTCATCTTATCAATCAGCCACATGAAGCGTAAAGAACTTCAGCTTCCGAAAGATAAAGATGGGAATCTATTACCGTTCTGGTATCCGGTCCGTAAAGAAGATCTGCGTGGTTCTGCGGCCCTTGAACAACTCTCATGGGTGGTTCTGGGTGTTGAACCAGAAGAGCTTCCTGACCGCTCCCGTGGACGTGTACGTATCGTGGTGCTGAAGAACCGCCCACACAAAAAACTGGGTATCGCTGATACAATGGTTATGGATGACAACGGGCAGTTCTCCGATGCTTCCGGCTGGGAATGGGAAGATGGAATGTTCAAGCTTAATGGTGAAGTTATGCTTCGTCCTCAGAGTCTGATCCATCAACTCTCCCTAGAAACTCCGGTTGGAAAGGTAAATGTCCCGGCACCTGAGTATAAGCCAACCATCGATCTTGACAGGACCCCCGTTCCTACTCTTGGTCCTGACGATGATACGCCTTTCGCCCCGATAGGATTGCAATACGCAAAACATGCAATTTATGTAATTTAATACCAACTGAGAGGTGGGCGACGGTACAGTCTAGCCCACCTTGAATAGGAGGAACAATGACACTCTCGCAAGAGTACGTTAGGAAGTTGTTTGAATACAGAGATGGTAAACTTTACCACAGATTAAGGCCCGCCACAAACAGGTTCAACAAAACCTTCAATACCAAGTATGGCGGTAAGGAAGCTGGAAGCGTGATGAACACAGGGTACATTGAGATAAGCACCCCGTTAGGAAGATTTCTCGCTCACAGGGTGATTTTCTTGTACCATCATGGATGGTTTCCTGATGTTGTGGATCACGAAGACTGCAATCCTCAAAATAACCACGTAGAAAACCTGAGACCCGCAACAACAAACCAAAACATGCATAATAGTAGGAAAAGGGTCACTAACACCTCCGGCCATAAGTGTGTCTACTGGAAAGAACATGCTGGTAAATGGCAGGTGCAGATCTGTGTTAACAGAAAACAAATCCACTGCGGATATTTTGACAGTCTTGAAGAAGCGGCAGATGTAGCTAAAAGAGAAAGAGCCAAGTACCATAACACTTTTGCGAGGGATGAATGAGAGGTCTTTTTATAGGGGATAATGAAGCAGATGGGCTGCTTGATGAAGTTACAAAGTACCACTGCACACTACTGAAAGAGTTTGGTGTTAACAATTGGGTCCTCTTCCTTGACCCAAACCACCCGGAATATGAAAGCGCAGTAGCTTACGCTCGTAGCAAGACAGAGGCTAACCTTAGGATTCTTTCTTATGACGAGCTGTACACTTGGTTGCAAACGGAGCCTCGCGGCATTGCGATTCACAACCTTTTTGGCTATGACCTGCGTCTATGGAAGAAGTTATCGGGCATTGAATATGATATGTTCAAAGACCCGAAGTGCATGGGGACGATTGGGGATACACAGGTAAATCTCTACGACACCCTCTCTATGAGCCGTGTGCTTTATCCTGACCGTCCATTACCTAACGGTTGCCCTGACTCTGTTCTTAACCCGGTAACCGGGAAGCGAGATCGTGTAGGTCCTCATGGCCTGTTGGCCTGGGGCTACCGTGTAGCAAACAAGAAAGTTCAGATCGATGACTGGCGTAACCAACCCTTGTGGGAATACGTTAATCGTGTCTGGGAAGACGTTTTAATCAACGAGTTAGTATGGCAATCCCTGATCGATGAATCTACAGGTGCTCGCTGGCCTGATGACAAGCAGTTCATGTACAAAGATAAACCGGAAGGGATGCGGCAGATCAACTGGAAGAACGCGCTACGCCGCCGTATGTTGACTGATTACCTGATGATTGAGCAAGAAATTCAGGGTGTTCCATTCAATAAGCATGAAGCTGAAAAGCTGAGAGACCGTATTGATGTAATGATGAAAGAGATTGAGGAAGAAGTAGAACCTCAACTCCCGCTCAAAGAGATGACTAAGTCTCAACAGCCAAAATTCCCTGCTAATCCTTTTGATGGTGCAGGAAGAATTTCCCATCACGGGTGGAATTGGTTAGAATACAAGCTGGGATATCCAGTTAATCGTGAAGCACTGGAATTCAAAGGTCCACCGAAGACGGCGTTTAAAGGTAACGGTGATGTAAGTGCAGCAGGGGAAAGATACTGTATCCAGAATGGTGTTGAAGACCCGGCAGCGATGCCAGACTTCATTAGAAGCCAGATAAAGAAAGAGAATACCCTTGTCCCATTGCCACCAGACCTAATGGAAAAGGCAATTGCCGATCTTCGTGCTGGAAAGATGCCAGACCTGATGGTTCCGATGAAGATCTCGAACCAGGACGACATCAAGAAGTATCTGATCCGCGATGCGGGATGGAAACCAACGCTCTGGCGTGTTAAAGATGTGACGAAAGACCAGTTCAAAAAGACCCGTGATGATGCGGAGATTGATGGTCTGGTGCGTAAGTACATCGAAGAACTTGGAGAGTCCGAGTATAAATCTCTGATTCTTGAGCACTTAAATAATAGTGACGCAAAGTTCAATATCTCGGAAAACAAGTTCGACCATCGTCATGGTTCTGATCGTGTTTACGAGGAGATCTTCAAGAAGTTCAGACGCAAAGCTCGTCAACTGCCGACTTCACCACAGTTGAAGGATAACTTTGGCAAGCTGTGTCCTAACCTTGAAGTTATCGATGTTCACTTGGCTAAACAGATTGTTAAGTGGCTGTCATTACGTAACCGTCGTTCTGTTCTCGACCCTATTGACGAGGATAAAAACGATACAGGGCTGTTGAATCATCCTCGCCTGGCGATTGATGGAAAACTTCCAGCTCGTTTCTCTGGTATCACTAACACCGGGCGTTGTAAGCACACCATTTGTGCAAACATGCCTAAGCCAGATCCTAAGGTGTTGTTGGGTAAAGAGATGCGTGGTCTCTGGGGTGTGACTGATGAATATTACCAAGTCGGTATCGATGGTTCTAACCTCGAAGGTATGATCGCGGCATGGGGTGCATATCAGTTCGATGGTGGTGAATACCTCCGTATCATGGAAAGTGGAGATGCCCACGCACGAAACGCCGAGGCATACACCAAAGCTTCTGGTACTCTGGTAACGCGTAACGGTGGTAAAGGGGTAACCTACGGTTAATTGATAGCCCCCTTATGAAGTAATTTATAAGGTGCATCCATTGAATTGCTGGGAAATCTGACCGAGTAATGTCGAAGATAATCAGCAGGTAAGCAAAGGCTTCCCTCTTAAGAAACCAAGAGGAGGAGATATGGGAACATTTTGTTGTAGGATTTGTGGTGTTGTAGAGTTAAAAACTGGAAGAAATCAAAAAGTTTGTCTGTCAGAAGATTGTCAGAGAGAAGTTTCCAGGCTCAGAACTCAAGAGTACAGACGCAGAAAGGCCAAGAAGGAAGGCAGGCTTGATAGGGTTGATATAGGAAGAGGTGGTGGTCAACCAAGCGGAAAAGACTCTAAGCATTACAAGACTGGTATCGCACAGTTTCACAAGCTGGCCCCAGTAATCCGAAAAGAGCGGAGATATTGCAATAGATGCAATAAGGACTTGCTCGAAGTGGGGAAAGATGAATGGTGTGTTCATCATATAGACCACGACAGAACCAACAACGAGGTGAGTAACTTTGAGCTATTGTGCAAAAGATGCCACCAGATAGAACATAATTGTTGGGAAGCCTTTGAAACTTCAACGACTATCCGGTAACGGAGTAGGGCCAAGCGGCCCGAAGCGGTGGACACCCCAAGTGGGTGAAGATATAGTCTGCTCTGCATGGAAACATGCAGCAGTTCATAAGAGAACGGGCATGGTGGTAGCGTCCCATGTCGAACATTAGGATCATGTATGGTGCTCAGGCAGCTAAGATTGCAGCAATGCTTCACATTTCCCTTGACAAGGCACAGGCGGTAATCGATGCTTTCTGGGATAGTAACTTTGGTTTGAAAGGTCGTAAGGAATGGCTTGAAAACTTCTGGGAAGCAACGGGTAAACGTTATATCCCTGGTCTCGATGGTCGTAAGATTTGGACCCGTTCTAAGCACTCTCTTCTGAATGCTTTCCAGCAAAACGGTGGTGCATCTCTATTCGATCTGGTTGGTATCCTGCTTCACTGGGAACTGATCAAGCGTGGCTGGTATGATGATGACGTTCGTCGCCTGATTTACTACCACGATGAATACCAGCTCCAGGTTCCTAAGAAATACTTGAAGAAGTGGGAGTTTGATACCCTGGAAGAGGCAACAGCTTTCGTAAAAGAATGGGAAGCAAAAGGCCGGGTATTTGATGGGCATGAATGGAGAAAGGCTGTCAAAGATGAAAATGGTGATAAAGTCAAAGATGCGGAAGGAAATACAGTCTACGAGGGTATTTTCGGAGACGATGGGAAAATCCACATCCAGTATTGCCCTGTTGGTGAAATGGTTGTAAAATGTGTAGAGAAGGCCGCTCGTATCATGGGAAGCCCCGTGCATATTACAGGAGCATACCTGACTGGACGATCCTGGGCTGATTGCCATTAACGATAGGGGCTTCGGCCCCTTTTTTCATAGGAGAAATCATGTTCCCGAACAAACCTAAAGAAGCAACCCATTATTTTATGTATCCAGGACATCCTACTCCTGGCGGCAATTGGGCGTACTATGTCAGCTTTTTCAGGAAAGTTGCAGGTGAGTGGATGGTGTACACTACCGATACCGACAATGAGTACCCCGGCTGGTCATTGGCTTCTAGACGCTATAAGAATAAAAGCTTCGAGACCATGATTGAATATTTGCAAGAAATTTAAAAATAGTGTTGACAGCCGTTTCGAATAGCATTAAAGTGTATCACATGAAGACGAGAGACCTCGCTTCAAAATAACTTCACAAACAGGAGAACGAAATGACCGCAAAATATGAAACCGTACCTTACGCTGACTTCGTAAAAGCTCTGAAAGCTCAGTTCGCTGTCATGCAAGCGCTGGGTGCGCTTTACACGGTCGATGTACCGAAAGATGAACTGTACGATCTGTACCTCGACTCTTTCCCGGAAGGCACCAATCTGATGTATAAAGAGCGCCGTGAATATGACTGTAACTGCTGCAAGAGCTACATCCGTACTCTGGGCCGAGTAGTCGCGATTCACAACGGCAAGCTGGTCTCTATTTGGGACGTTAAAGTTGGTGGTTACTACCAAGTTGTTGCCGATGCGATGAAAGCGCGTGTTGAAAGCGCCGAGATCCGCGATCGCTTCTTCCACTTCGAAGGCCGCGTTGGTACTGAGAGCAACGTAGCTCTGCTGGAAAATGGGAAAACCAAAACCTGGACCCACTTCCATCAGGCCCTGCCTCGCGAACTGGTTAAACGTGGTGAAGATATCCCTTCTGCCCTGGGTGAGTACCGTGACAACGCAACTGTGCTGGCACGTTCTCTGAAAGATATCGATATGGACTCTGCCGAAACGGTAATGGACCTGATCAACCAAGGCTCTCTGTATCGTGGTGATGAGAAAAAGCACATTGTTGCTGCCTTTATTAAGGCGAAACGTGCATACGACAAAACGCCGGAAGATCAGCGAATGAACTTCTGCTGGAAACAAAGTGAAACGCTGGGTAAACTGGGCCGCTTCCGTAATGATGTCATCGGTACACTGATGAGCGATCTGGCAGAAGGTATTGATCTTGAAGCCGCAGTGAAGTCCTTTGAAGACAAAGTCTCAGGGACCAACTACAAGCGTACTACAGCTCTGGTAACTCCGGGCATGATCAAGGCAGCACAAGAGAAGGTTGAAGCCCTCGGCTTGACTGAATCTCTGGCACGTCGTTTTGCGGTGACCTCTGACCTGACGATCAACAACGTGTTGTTTGCTGACCGTTCTGCAAAGGCCCAGATGAACGTATTCGAGCAACTGGCAGCGTCAACCAAAAACGCGCCGAAGTCACTGTCGAAAGTAGAAGAGATCAGCATTGAGGATTTCATCAATAACGTTCTGCCGAAAGCGGACACTATCGAAGCGCTGGTTGAAGGTCGTCTGACACCGAACCTGATGAGCCTGGTTGCCCCGGCAAACGCAGGTGCTCCTAACCTGTTCAAATGGGATAACGGCTTCTCCTGGTCGTATAATGGCGAAGTAACTGACTCCATCAAGGAGCGTGTGAAAGCCGCTGGCGGTAGCGTGACTGGTGACCTGCGTGTTTCGTTGTCATGGTACAACAGTGATGACCTCGACCTGCACGTATTCGAGCCTGGTGGTGGTCAAATTTACTTCGGTAACAAACGTGGTCGCTCAACGGGTACGCTGGATGTGGATATGAATGCCTATGGCAAGTCAGACGCACACCATCCGGTTGAGAACGTTACGTGGGAAAATGAGCGTAATATCACGGAAGGTGTTTACAAGGTTGTTGTTAACAACTATAATAAGCGCATGACTGATCGCGTTGGCTTCGAAGTACAGATGGAATACAAAGGCCAAGTGTTCAACTTTGCATACCCGCAAGCTTTGGGTAATAGCAAGAGCCAGACCGTTGTAACCTTTAAGTATTCTCGTGCGAAAGGTGTTGAAATTGTAGACAGCATCGGGCATACTAAGCAATCGAAAGAAGTATGGGGCGTCTCTACCGAGACCTTCCAGAAAGTTTCTCTGGTGCTGAATTCTCCTAACTTCTGGGATGGTCAGACCAAAGGTAACAAACACTACTTCTTTATGCTGGAAGGTTGCATTAACCCTGACGATACTCGTGGCTTCTACAATGAGTATCTGCGTGACGAGCTGCATGAGCATCGTAAAGTGTTCGAAGTGTTGGGTTCCAAGCTCAAAGCTGAACACTCCACTGATCAACTGAGCGGCCTGGGCTTCTCGTCTACCCAGCGTAACGAGTTGGTTGTGAAGGTTACTGGTTCTTTCAACCGCACCCTGAAGATTAAATTCTGATGAAAACGGGGTTGCAACCAACCCCGGTAACTGATAGACTCGTTGCATGTCTGGAGGGGTTCGCTCCTCCAGAAAATCCTTACCAAAGGATATGCAATGAGTTCGGGTGTGCGTACATAACTGCAAAGAAAATGTTGCACTCCTTTACGTACCGGGCAACTGAACAACAATTGGCTGCGATTCTTGAAGAACGTAGCATACTGAAAAACTAAAAGAGGAGAACAAAAATATGTCAATCATCAATACTACCATCGCAAATACCGCTACCCTGTTCGAACTGGCTACCCGTAAAAAACTGCGTTTTGCAAGTCCGAAAGGTCTACTGACCACAGAAGATCTTTGGGATCTGCCGATGACTGGTAATACCAGCCTAGATACGGTTTCCAAACTGGCTAACCGTGATGTGAAAGCATCTGCTGAAGAAAGTTTCGTTGTCGAGGCCAGTGCTGTAAATGGCGAAGCAAACCTGAAGCTGGATATCCTGAAGTACATCATCTCGGTGCGTAAAGCGGAGATCGCGGATCGCCAAGCAGCGAAAGAGAAGGTTGAGCGTAAGCGTAAACTTCTGGACCTGCTGGCAGAGAAGGATAACGAGAAAGATGCAGCGATGTCTCGTGAAGAGATCCTGAAAGAGCTGGAATCTCTGTAATCTGCCCGCCAAGGCCCTTCGGGGCCTTTTTGTGTTGGAGGATAAATGAAAGTAACTGGCAAACAAACTATTGTACAGAATGTGGAAGTAGATATCTCTGATGAAGAGATCATGAATATTGTCAAGGCACAAACACCAGACTACCTCGCAGATGTCCTCACCAAAGAACTGCTGAGGAACTTCATCTATAGCTTGCCAGCAGATTTTACTGGTGAGCGGGCCGTGTGGGAAACACGTAAAAGAGGATATGAACCGTTTCTTGTACTTGTCCATATAGACGCTTGGTGGGACTACCACAACAATGTTGGTGTGGATGAAGAAGTCAGACCGCTCACCGAAGAAGAAACAGTAAAATATAATATGATTTGCGGTTTGCGGGACTACATTAAGCATCTGCAAAAATAATTTAAAAGCCCCTTGACTTCATGGTTGAGGGGCTTTATTGTTAAGTGGCTACCACCAACAGGAGAAAAAATGAAACGTACCCTTGGTTTTCAAAAAGACGATACCATTTTCAAAAGTGAAGAATTCACCTTGTTTAATGAATTCACTCAAGAGCTTCCAGCTGTTAAAGTATTTGAATACGCAAAAGAAATTCAGAAAAACTGTCATGAAGATCAGTATCCTCAAGCATGGACTGCCGCACTTAGAGGCGCTCGTACTGGTTTAGATGAGTGGGAGGAAAGTGGTGCGACTGGGGAATATGAGACTTTCTTGGATGATGGTATCATTACTGAGCTATATGCTTTCTTGCTAGAACAGAATGGTGGTGTATAATGCGTGGATTTATGCCTTGGGTGAAACCCCTAGTGATTGTTGGAATAATTGTGGTTGCGGTACTTATTGTTGTTGACATCGCTGATACCGTCACCCATAATTGTAAGCCTAACGGTGAACAACGCCTTGCAAACAGTGCTGATGGTGTTGTCGTCGAGAACAAACTGATCTGCGACGGTGGTCGAGTGAAGTGGTCTCGCTACTAAATTCTGACTAAATAATCTCAAGAGAGGATTCAAATGAAAAAGATTATCCTAGCCGCCCTGCTCGCGCTTTCTTGCTCTGCACAAGCAACAGAGTTTTATCCTGAAGCAAACCCGAATGATATTAACGAGTCCGTTGATAGTGAACTGGCAAAGTCCCTACTGAAACGCGACACCCTTGAATTGAAAATTAAAATCGCAGAGCTTGAAGTGGAACTTGCCAAAATGAAGAAGACTCAAGTTCTATACAGCATTGCCCTTGAATCAATGGAGAAAAACAAATGACGATTACTCGCGGCCTTATCTTCGGAAAGTTTGCACCGCTGACCAACGGACATATTGAATTCATTCGCCAGGCGGCTTCTCAGGTTAGTGCTCTATATCTGTTCCTGTCCTATGACCAGAAATTCGTTGACGCACAACCAGAGTGGATTCGTCCTAAGCTGGGACTTGCTGATCGTTATCGTGACCTGCTGGATGTCATTGCCGACGAGGGACTTGACAACGTGAAGGTAGACTACGTTGATGAGTCTAAAATCCCAGGATACCCTGAAGGCAGTGCTGCCTATGCAAAACTGATCCGTGAAAAGCAACCGTTCGTTAAGTACGATTTTGCCTTTTCTTCAGAGCCGGAGTATGAGTCTTACTTCAACGAATTCTTCCCTGAAGCGAAGCATGTAGTTATCGACGCAGAACGTAAAGCTGTTCCTATCTCAGCCACGATGATCCGTAATGATCCGTACAACAACTTCTACAACCTGGCGTGGCCTGCACGTAAGCGCTTCATGAAGAAGGTTGCCATCATTGGTGTTGAGAGTACGGGCAAGACAACCCTGACAAAACATCTGGCGCATACCTTCGGTGCTGGTTGGATTCCTGAGATCGGTAGGCTTATCTGTGAGCGTGAATACCACTCCAGTGAGTTAGCAATGTCTCGTGGAGACTACCTGCGTATCGCAATGGAGCATCGCCTGAAGGAGATGGAATTGGCTGGCTGGGGTGGTTGTGGGGTTATGTTCTCTGACACCACAAACCTGATCACTCATTTCTCTGGTATTTGTGCAGACAAGATCGACTACTCCGATCTTCTGTTCCGCACACTGCGCCGTGAAGAGAGCTACAACTTCTACGACCTATTCCTGTTCCTAACACCAGAGGTCCCGTGGGTTGCTGATCCTCTTCGCTTGCAGGATACGCCAGAAAAGCGTAAAGAAACACATTCTTTGCTTGACACAATGATCAGAGCATCTTACGATACAAGCAAGGTGGTGGTTATCTCCGGCAGTGATTACGACGAACGTACTCAGAAAGCCGAAGAAGCTGTCCGTAAATTGCTGAATATCAAAGGAGAAAAAGATGAACGTAACTAATTCAAGCATGAAGCAGGCTTTTGGTGTTCTGAAGATTATTTTGGAAAAGGCACCTGAATTGGCGGAAGGTCTTCAGGCTTATGCCAACTGTCGTGAGCAAGGGTTCTCCATCATGAAGTTGGACTACTCCGGTGGAGAAGATAATTGTCGCCAAGTGTCATTCTCAGAATGTCGTAACAGTGATCAGATCACTGTGTACTGGGGCGGGACTCGTGACTTCAATTTCCAAACTAACATCCCAACTGACGACACCTATTTCAATCGCCGTAAATTCTTCGGCTATGAGGAGTACGAAGAGGTGGCTGATAGATTTGGTGAGCCTGCCACTACAGAGGCCCTCTCTTCTCTTATCGGGCATGGTAAAGTGATAGCTTGTGGCTGCGGGTGTTCCGGTATGATGATCACCCCTGCGGGTCTTGAGGATATTCGCCCACCAAAACGTATCATGGTGTGGAAAACAGAATCCGGGAAGGTTGTTAGGCTGACACACATGTCTGATGACCATCTGCGAAATGCCATCATTTGGTTGCTAACAGACTCCAATCTTACTGATGAGTACGAGGGTTATGGCATCACACAATGGTTGGTGGCTATGTCTCGCGAGCTGCACAGCCGTGTATCTGTATAATGGGTAAAGTTCTCAACTTTTACCACATCGGTAAAGTGATCCCTGAAAATGCTGAGTACATGGGGCGAGCAATGCCCCACTTGGGCCTGAAGCAATCTAAATTCGCTAACCCATATAAGTTGTCGAAGGATGAGCCTCGCGGGGCAACGATTGAGCGTTATCGCGTATGGTTATGGCAACAGATCCGTGCTGGGAAAATTACTATTCAAGATTTGCTTGACTTGGATGGGAAAGACCTTGTATGCTTCTGTAAACAGCCTAACAAAGAAGTAGCATGTCACTGTGATGTGATACTTGCGGCAATCGAATGGGCTAAACAAAGGAGTCAAGATGTCTAAAGAATTTATGGACTGGTTTGATAAAAACGCACCCGCACATCTTTTTCCAGACGCAGAGGAGCGTGAAAACCTACAAGTGATGTGTTGGTTAGCATGGCGAGATGGGATCAGATCTATCTTACCAGTTGTAATGGAGGGTTAAAAATGGCAATTCATGCAAAAAGTAATGGTCTACTGATCGGTGGTAAGATCATCGAGGAGACACTGACAGGCTGGGTTTTCCAGGCAATGGATAACAAAGGTACTAATTTTGTGTTCAAGTCAGATGAGAAGAACCAAGTTTTTGACGGACCGAATGCTGTTGGCGAAGCAATGGCTTGGCAAACTAAAGTTCGGTCAGAAATGAAAAATAAAAAGAAAAAGGGGCGCAAAAATGGCTAAAGATACATGGGAAGTATTTCATGATGACGATGAAATAAAGGTCATTGTCTCAGGCTCTCTTGAGGTAGGTTCCGGGTGGCGATCTTACAGCGACGTGTGTTCAGAGATTAATAGTATTGAAGATGCAAATCTTATTGCAGCATCACCGGAAATGCTGGAGCTTCTTGAGCTTTCTCTCCCGTACCTTAACGATGCAGCAAAAACAGATGGTCATGCATTTGCAATCTATAATAAGGTTGCAAGAACTATTAAACGTTTCCAGTAGGGGATAACATGCATAAATACTACTTCACGTTCGGAATGAATCAGCAGACGAAGGATGGTATGTCTCTCGGCAACTTCTACGTCTGCATCGAAGCACCAGACATGAACACTGCACGGTTCGATATGTTTGATGCTCGTGGAAGTTCGTGGTCTTTTTCTTACACAGAAGAAGAATTTGCTGGACAACCAGAAAAATATGGGTTAACCTCTTTAACGTTAGAGCAAGTAACCTTATAAACCAGGCACAGGAGAAAAGATTACATGATGAATCTGTACGTAAAAACAGCATGGACCGACTTTTATGGCTGGTCAAAACTTGAATACCTTTGGCTCCTCCTCTGCTCGGCATCGATCGCCATTGTATCCTTGACTATGGGCGGCGGAATAGTAGAGTTCATCTCTTCTGTCACCGGGATCATCGGGGCTGTCCTGGTGGCAAAAGGTAAGCTCTCCAGTTATTACTGGGGCTTTGTGGCAACGGTGCTGTATGCATATATCTCCTTCACGTACAAGTTGTACGGTGAGACGATTATGTACACCCTGTTGTTCACCCCCATGCAGGTCATTGGTGGGGTAATCTGGGCGCGTAAGTTAACCGTCTCTGCGGATGGTGAACGTGCGGATGTCATCAAGAAGTATCTGACCGCAAAACAGCGCTGGATTGTTGGTATCGGGACATTGGTGACGATCGGATTATACGCCGAGTTCGTTAGCCTGCTGAAAGGGAGTATGCCGGGACTCGATTCTGCTACAGCAATCCTGTCGGTTCTGGCAACCTACCTGATGATGGTTCGTTATGCAGAACAATGGTATGTGTGGATTATTGTTAACGTGGTTGCTGTGGTTCTGTGGATTCAGACAGCAATGCATCATGAAACACAAGGCTGGGCAGTCCTTGCAATGTGGGTAACTTTCCTGTTAAACTCTGTGTACGGTGCTTACAAATGGCGTAAAACAGAAAAGGAAACCACACATGCGTGATTTAATCATCCCCGCAGCCATCAGTGTAGTGGTGTTCTTCTTTGTGCTTGCAATATCTATCTCTCTCGGATACTATGTTGGTATCAGTGCGGGGGAAGTATTCGGAACCCCTGGCTTTGGCGAGTACGCCCAAACCTCTGTAATACTTGGTGGGTTTTTGGGATTAGTTCTCGGCATAGTATCTTTCGGCATAAGTTCAGGGGTGGAGTGAGTGTGAAAAGAACAAAGCATATCAATAAGAATGCTTTCCGCAAGGTGGGGCGTTATGCCCTGCCATTCGCGGTGGCAATCACAGTTGCAGGTTGTGAGCAAGCAGACATTGACATGAAGATGTACAAAAATGTTGACGAGTGTATTGCAGATACTCACAAACCGGATCAGTGTCGGGCAGCAAGACAAGAAGCAGAAAAGGTTGCAAATGAAACCGCACCACGCTATGCGACTTATTCTGACTGCTACGCGGAGTTCGGTGACCAGTGCAGACACAACCCAAGCAGCTCAGATGGTGGTTCTTCGTGGATGCCGTTGATGATGGGATACATGATGGGTAACAGCATGAATTCCGGCTATCATTCAGCACCATTGTATCAGAATCGCTCAGGTCAGTATATGGACAATAAATTCCGTAACTACGATACACGTCCTGGTCAAACGTTCAAGGTGACAAGCTCTGCGGCAAAGCCAACAGTACAGTCTCCCCGTACAACAGTTTCTCGTAGCACCACATCTTCTCGTGGTGGTTTTGGTAGCTCTGTTAGCAGTCGCTCATCTTTTGGAGGGTAGTTGATGATTGGATTCTGGGAATGGTTTACAATGAATCACAATTGGGTATCTAGCCTGACCCCGCTTGCTATGTTTTCCTACATAGGATGGTTATTGTCGGGAGGGCTTACTTGGAAGGGAAAAGTGGCCTCCTATGTGTTTTCAGCCGTAATGTTTGGGGTAATGTTCTGGGCAGTGACTTACTTAGGTGGTTATGGAATGTACCAGCGCCATTATACTACTTGCGCAAAGCCAGAGGCTGTGGCATCATTCTATGTGTTTGATGCAAAGAAAGAGCGCTGTTATAAACCTGTTGTTGGATTTGCACCTGTTGATGATAATCAGGTAAAGACTCTGACACCGAAACAAATGGAGACTGGAGAATGGCTTTAACTCGTGAAGAACGCACAGGTGCCAAGTTTGTCGAGATGTATGAGGCAAGCTTAGGGGAAAATCCTAATCTGGAAGAACAGTTAGTTCTCTCATATTTCAAGAAAAATGTAGATGATCTGCCCGTGGACTGGTCTGATCCAACAAGTTTCCACAAAGCATTCCGGCAGGTTGACATCTGCCGTAAAGGTTATCAAGACATGGTGATTTGGTCCCTGATGTCTGGCGGTGAATTAAATACAATCTGGAAAGTTTTGGAGGAATTTTATGCTAATTGATGAACTTGGTGTTAGTGGCCTTGTCCCAGATGCTTGGGCAGAGGCATATGGTAAGCCACAAGCTGATCCTCATTCTGTTTTCGCAGAGCTGCTTGGTGTAACACGACAACAAGCGAAGGTAATCAATTATGGGTATATGTACTCTGAAGAGGCCAAGCATGTTCGGGCGATCAAACTGTGTCATCTGGCGGGAAAAGAAACTCGGTATGTTTACCGGAAGTTTGCTAACCTTTTAGCAGCTAACGGGGGTCTTGTTCCTCCACTGAGAGAGGTTCTTGAAGAGGTAGATCGGGATGAATAAAATCCGAAAATTTTTCAAATGGTTATTGGGATTATTCAGTACAACAACGGTCGTATCTATAGGGAAGGGAAACAGCACTTTTGTTAGCCAAACAACCAAGGTGACCACAATATCTTCTGAAGCGCTTAATGAGACGCTCAACGAGGCCCTTCGTCAAGCAAGACAAAACAATGAGCGGAGATTGAAAATGTCACCCCCAACGCCACCTTCACCGCCTAAAAGGCGTGTGGTCGTGGTGGAGGATGGCGGTTATCGCCGGAGAAATGATGATGCGGCGATCATCAATACAACCACGATTAGTGATACGTATACTCATCATACGCCAAGTCACTCGTCAAGTAGTCATGACTCGTATTCCTCCTGTGATTCGAGTTCATCATTTTCAGGTAGTTGTGATTAAGGAGATAAAATGAAAATTGGTTTCTTAGGTCTTTTGGCGTTGGTATTTATCACGCTTAAACTGTGTGGCGTGATCGCCTGGTCGTGGTGGCTTGTTTTACTACCGCTCTACTTCGGTGTTGCCGTTCTTCTTTTCTTCTTCCTGATGGCGATTATCGGGTGGCTGGGACTGGCAAGTGTAGGCCGTGTGGCTGAAATGATGTCAAATTCAAAAAAGAAAAGAAAGTAATTGACATAACAAGTGTAAAGGGGTAAGATACCCCTTCACTAATAAATGGAGGATTGATGACTGAAGAAGTAACCCCTACCAACGAAGCACGATTCCTGGGGCTAGACCCCAATCAGTTCGGAACTGTGATTTTCCTCTCAAGTGCCAGCGTTCAGATGGCTGACCATATCAATTCTGAACCCGTCAGAAAAGAAATGGAACGTTTAATCAGTGAAGGCAAACACGAAACGATCGAAACGGCGTTGGCCTGGATTCGTGGTCAGCGTAATGCTGTGATGCAATTGAGCGGAGCTTCAACCTTCGCGCAAAACCTTTTGGCGCAAGTTGAAGATATGTTGGTTGATCAACTTCTTGCTGTACCAGTTACACAAGTCGTTGAAGAAAAATCTGAGTAATAAAGGAGAGAAGATGAGCGTAGTAAACGAATACAAAGACCCGATGTCCGGCAAAGTAAACCACTTCGCAAAAGGCAGCATCAAATTCATCAGCATCAAACCTGTGAAGAATGCTGATCAAGATGGCATTAAGCGTACCCATATCCCTGCACGTAACGGCCAACCTGCTAAGGTGATTGAAGCCACCCACACTATCAGCTTTTTAATGCAGGAAGTTGATGCGGATAATAACGTGGTAGACCCACAGAGCCAAGGTGATTGGATTGGTATGGGTGAGAAGAAACTTCACGCCAGCCACACGGATAAAGTTCAGGTCAAGTTTGATTCGGGCTATAAAGATATTTTGGCTGGTATGGTCGTATCTTTCCCGCTGAAAGTCTCTAAGAATGGGGATAAAACCTATATCAACGGCACTTTAAGCGGTAAGACATTCAACATTCTGGATGAAAGCAAAGCGGGCCAAGCTGCCCCTCGTCAACAGCAGTCTTCTGCCCAGGCAGCACAGTCGGGCGGTGGTGTTAAGATCTTCGGTGAGATTACCGAAATCGTAGGTAATCTGGCGACTGTTAATGACGAGAAGAACGGCCCCGGTGGTGTAGTTCTCTCCGATGAACAACTGGCCCAGGTATCTGTCGGTGGACGAATGACTGCCTTTGTGGATATGTCTAACGGTAACATCCTGAACGGATTCAAAGCTTATGGCCCCGCAGGTCAGAACAGCGGTGGTTCTGGTGCCAAAGGCAAACGTAGCAATTACGACCCTGTCGGTGTTTCTGCTGGTCATGCCATGAATGCTCTGGTAAACCTGAAGCTGTCAGGCTTTAAGGGTGATGTAGAAGCGGCAGGCAAGATAGTGCATGATGTTACAACCAAACTGATCAAGGAACTTTCAGAAGCTGAAGGTAAAGATGTTGGTCAGACAGTGGGTAACGCTGTCAAATATGCGGTGACGAACATTGCTGTCAAAGGAAAGACCATCGATGCAGACGAGCTTGAGAAGGCCACACGCGAAGCGTATGCGCTTGCAGCGACGTTCTACAGCTATGCCAGTGCAACCGCACAGGAAGAATCTCAGAAGCCGTCACAGCCCATTCAGGAGCGTTTAACGACACCTCCTGCTCAAGAGGCTCCGGCTATGGATTTCGATGAACCTCCGATGGACTTCGATGATGACATCCCCTTTTGATTTATAATGATTTTGGCGAGGCAAAGAACGCCGTATAAAAGAAAAGGCTCCCAAATGGGAGCCTTTTTTATTACGGTCTTTGATAGACAGCTACATCATATACAGTCCCTCTTCCACAATAGGTTACTTGTAGAATTGTAACTGAATTTGCAGCAGTGCTGATCGTACCACCATTTATGATTTTATAAGAGGCATCGAGGGTGACCGCATGTCCTCCAGTTGCATCTTGGAACAGATAGATCGTAGCAGTAAAAGCACTACCAAGATTCGCCCAAGGCCCGATAGTTAAAGTATTTGTCACATCTACGTTGTAGATGTTGTTCATCTTCGTTAGATCGGAGCCTGTCCCTCCCGGTGTCCAAGTTGTCCCTGCTGAAGGTGTAGTAACTGCACCAGGGATGAAGCCAATATAGCCAACAGTTCCTCTGCTAGCAGTTACAGTCGTTGCAGAAACATTTTGCAAATTTGATTCACCAACGACCTCAAGTGTGGATTCTGAAATTATTCCATTAGTAGCAGTAACTGTTTTCGGGATGATATCCAAACCGTCTACACTGAAAGAGATACCCGTTGTAGAACCTTGCACAACCAAGTTATTAACCGTTGTGGTTCCTGAACCCCCGTTATTCAGATTTGCATTTCCTGCAACTGTCAGATTTGTGCTTACTGTTGCAGCACCAGTCACCGCAAGCAGTCCTGTGATGGATAGATTTCCTGCAACAGAGCTAGCACTACCGGCTGTAAATCCTCCAGTTAATGTGCTGTTTCCATCGACTGTTAATGAGCTTACTACACCCAGATCCTGAATAGTGGTACTTCCGAGAGTTGTTATACCATTCACAGTCAGATCAGAACCTATATCGGCTGTTGTCGTTGTGATAATGGAGTTGGGGAGAATGTCTAAACCATCAACCCCCACATTGACACCGGACAATGAACCAGTCACTCTTACGTTTTCAAGTTCTGTCGTTCCGGTTACCTTAAGTCTTGGTTCCGTAGAGGCCTTGGAAGAGTTACCTCGGATATACACATAGTCGAAGGTGTTATTACCAACACCAGTTAATGACATTGTGGTGTTATCTGCACTAGCTGTCCCATTCACAATAACTGCGGAAGTCAGATTATTGGTTTGAACAGAGTTCGGAGATATGATAGTCTTCAGATAGTTAGAGGCAGCGGTGTAGTCAAAAGAAAGAGTGGCAGTTTGTCCAGATAACGAAATTTTCTGGAATTTACCAAGCACACCAGAGGCATCAAGCGTCCCACCAAATTGTGATGTCCCCGAAACAACCAATGTGTTAAGGGTTGAAGCACCAACTACCGTAAGAGTAGCATAACTTGGAGAAGACCCAGCAAGAGAATTGATCGCTGCTGCGACAGCCAAGTTGACAAATGCAGTTGTCGCTATTGCACCACTATTACTTCCCTGAGCAGGGGTAGGAGCTGTCGGAGAACCGACAAATGCGGGGGTGTTAAGAGGCGCAAATTTTTCAGAAACTACAACGGAGTCATTATAAACTTTCCAAGCGGTGCTTGTGGACGGATCGGCAGGTAAAGTGACAGGTGTAGATGGTGACGCACCAGGAGCATACCACCAGAACGTTCCTGCTGAATTGGTAAAGGAATACAGTTGGTTAAAAACTGTTGTCTGTGTCCCCGCAGCCCAAGGTTGTGGTGGTGTTTTAAAATACACATTATCAAGAAGTGCTTTACGTAATGTTGGAATCGTGCTACCGTCTTCTACAATAACGGTGTCGATTGCCGATCCGTTTACCACTTTATGGAGACGCTCAGAATCCTCGATAACCTGATCTACAGCCTGTTCAAATTGTGTTGTATCAGCCATTTAAGGTCTCCTTATTTAATTTCTTGCTTATCTTCATCTTCCGCTGCCTTTATAGCTAAACCCCAGCGAAGTGAGATTAGCTTGCTTATAAGTTGTGGAGCTGCTACAGTAGGTGCATATACCCACATGTACCATTCTGTGAGGGTTCCTTTAAATCCCCAGTACAGGAAAACAGCCGTCATGGATGCCAGACCTATATTGCTCCAAAACTTGGTATGTGAGGCCTTATCAGGGTCTATAGGGGACCTGACTAAGTCTTTTAGGAACTTCATTATTCGAGTTGGCATTTTACCTCGGGGATCAATGAGTGAAGAATGATAATGCCCTGACAAGCACCAACAGGCTTATGACAGTTGCAGTTTTTATCCATTCCTTTATCGTCGTGTCTTTAAAATTTGCACAAAGTATGATAACTTCCATCCAAGTTTGGTAGGAAGAGTTTATTACAAAATCAAAGAGTCCGGGAATTATTAACGGAAACTGCATGGATATTATCTGGCAGAAGAGAATTGGCACTGCTACAGAGAGTGTTAGCTTTTTCTTCCATCCCGATAATATACACGCAGCACCAAAGATAAAAGAGATATCCAGGAACCAACAAAGATTAAGGTAAAGAGATAGATCGAAAAACTGGATGTTTGAAGAAAACCACCATAGGAGGGTATTCTCAAGAAAGATATGGACCATGCCAAAAACAGACATGATCCTTATACCTTTGTCAGAATGAAACAACAAAATAATAAAGCACAGAAAATAGAATACTGAGCTTATCATTTTGCGGATCTCTCCATTAACATCTGGAACTGTTTGGTGAGATCTGTTCTTAAATCACCAACATCTCCCTTGATATCTCTTCTAAGATCTGAAACATCATCCCTAATCGCTTTTAACTTTTTATCCAAGATATCATCCAGCTTTTCTTTAGTGACCATTTCGGCCCTTATACGGATGATATCTTTGTCAAGCTCATCAAGGCGCTCTTGAGTCTTTTTGTAATCCGAGTACGTTATTCTTAGGACTCCGATTAGGACAAAGGTAATAACCCCCCAGACCGCCTTCAGGATAGCAAACAGGTCAATAGACATAACAGTTCCTTATTCAAGGTGGGGCCAAGAGATATTCTCTTGTAATGGATCTATTCTACCAACATCAACAAGAAGGAGTTCTAATTCCATTAGCCTCTCTTTTTCCTTTGGTGTTTGCATACCATATTTTTCAGATGCTTGAAGAGGTGCTATCAGGAGTAAGAGATTTTCAAGGAGTTCTTTTTTCTTTGCAACATTTAAAGCAAAAGATTCTTCTGTAGATAAAACCCTTGCTACTACACCGCAATCTTCGGTCCAACACCAAGAACCTCTCTTGCCAGGATCAAAAAAACCATCTGGGATATCCCTGTCGCTAAGTTCAACAACTGTGTTAATATCGTCTTCATAAAGGCTGAAGGAATCCGCCTGTTTAGTATAGCCTCTGACCCTACCTACAGAGTCAACAAGTATTTTCCAAGAAGTGTCATTAAATCTTTTGCAAATGTCTGACCAATCTTCACCCCCTGCGTCTTTGAAAACTGGAACTTTTATCTTCATTCCCCCCAAGAGTTCAATCTCTTGGTAAGAAGACACCGTCAATCCTTTTACTATATGCATAATTCCCACCTTAGGTATAACTAACGGTCACCCAAGTACCACCAATAAGATATTGGAGGGGTCTTAGATATACCCAGTAGTTAGATGATCCTCTGTCCGCCCAAGATGTCATAACCCCGCCTGGGAGCCTTTCATTGCCACCCCTTTCCTGGAAGCTCTGGACAGGTCCAAGACGAATGCTGGTGACACCCTCTGGGGGGATATATACTGACAGGTCCCCATTGGCATTAGCAACTTGACCATTAACTGACCTGACAATTTGGCGACCACCAACAGTTGCGTTGTTGGAGTTTACTACGAGGTTTTGTAACGTAGCTGTCGCATTAACACCAAGGCTGGTTGTCTGAATATTACCACCATTATTAATGGTTGTCGATGCTAAGGTTCCTGTCGTCATCGTACCTGTGGCTGTAATATTACCCTGGACCCTTAACAGCGCAGTGTTTGTACCAGTTGCATTAAGCTCCATCATGTTGAATGGTGAAACTGTAGCAGAGTTGTTTACAGGAACAAAGCGGAACCTCATGACATCTACAGTTGGTTGCCCCGCTGTTCCTACATTATCACCAATAACGAAGTCTAAATAGACTTGATCCGCACCTGTTGTGGTGGTGATATGAGCGGTATCGCTAGAATCAGAGGGGAATGTTATTCTGGGTACTGTCAGCGCCCCAGTCATTGTATCACCAGAAGCATTTACATACCGGGTATCACTTTCCCCCTTGCTGTAAACATCCAGAGTGCTTCTTGCCGTTGGGATATCAGATACATCGCTAAGGTTTTGATCTTTTCTCAGATAATCATTAGAGAGTCCGGGGATCTGCTCTTCTGAGATGTATGTCATCCACCAGGTCATCATGTTAAGAACATAGTTAAGTTCTTCACAAGCGGGCTTCTCACCCAAATCCCAACCCTTATCCCAAAGTTCAGCGATAGGGGAGATTTTATTTGCAGTATGAGCATTAGGTAACACGACGTCACTTTCAGCCCATATCTGAAGAGGAATAGTAGGAATTGCCATGATTCTCCCTTATAATAGTGTGTTCTCTTCTTCGGAGGTATAGATAAGACTGGATAGGCCACCAGGCCCTGTTCGCGATGTGCTTACAGACCCAAAACCGATTGCATAGGAATCATTTTTAAACCCAAAAGGTAGCCCTTCTGATTTTACCAGTCGAAGGTACGTAGGCATAGGGAGCATATCTTTTATTTCTTGTATAGCGGTTTCTATCTCGAAACAGCTATTAAAGATATTGATATCAAAACGATAATTATCACCTTTGTAAGTGGTAAAATTCTCTGCCCCGAAGAGTTGCTTTAGCGTCCCAATTACCTCAGGTCTTGTTCCATGTTTGGCCGTGCTTGAGAGAAGGATTGTGATAATGGCACGATAGTTCATATCACTCAAGCCATTTCTGTCGATACCTACTTGAGCACCAATCTCATCAAGGTTAACCCCCCCGGCATTCTGGAGTAGACGCCCTTCTGCAAGATTGACCATCATCTCATCTACAGCCTTCATTCGCTCCAAATACACGGATAAAAATTTTACAAGATTTTCCTTTTCCCGTAAAAAGTCCCCCGGCAGGTAGTCAATACCGTCCGAAACGAAATCATCCAATGGATGGATGTGGTTGACATCTTTTATCGTATCTGCCATAATCCCTCTTAGATTATCTGTAGAAATGTGATATTATCAGTGTCGATAGAGAATACCTCATCCATCCCTGCAACAACATCAGAGATTGTATAAGAAGTATCAGGATCTCCGACGTTCTTGACATCCACATAAAGTTGTGTAAATCTACCCGCAGAAATAGAAGAACCTACAGCAGATACAAGCTGGATGTTGTATAAGGTGTCAGCAATGTTAAGCGGGTCAATAACCCCTTTGAGAGCGGACTTTATAGTATCCTGTTCAGTGGTTGAGAGGACCTTTCCTTTATAACGGACACGGATAGCCAAATCCCTTGCCTGTGCCTTGCTGTGATAAATTCGTTCTGTCTGATTATCCTCAGTAGGGACATCATAAAAAACATTACCATAGGTAGCGTTAGACAAAGCAATTGAATTATAAAGTGCCTTGCTAATATCTTCAGTAGACCCACCATACACCACGGTCTCAAACTTATACGGTGGTATTCCATTCTGGTCTGTAGTCCCTGTGTTATTTGAGAAGATTTTAACCTTACTTACACCACTCACCCCAAGGACAGCACTCACCACCGCAGGTCTGGTCGCAGCCGCACTCGATGCTGTTGTGTTAGAAGCCCTGACCTTGTATTCGGTGTCGGTCTCAACATCTGTACCCTCTGTGAAGGCATTCATGTTGTTAAGGCTGATGAACCCACCCGGTGTTGGGGAAATCGAGGTTACGGTGTTTTTCTCTCTGGAGAGTTCTCCTGCCTCAACAGCAACAACATCCATTGTGATTGTACGCTCACCAACAATCGGTGATGTTCTGAAATCCACACGGCTGTTAAGTCCGATCATTTCAAGATTAGTATCATACCCAATGTACAATGCCCCGTTTTGAGAGTCAATGATGATCCTATCATTATTAAGCTCGGAGGTATTGTTGACAATAAAGCTCTTGACAGAGGCCATGAAAGTGTTAAGCTGAGAGCTATTAGGGGTTTTATTGGTCAACTGAAGAGTTGTTTGACTTGTTGTTCCGGTGTTTTGATTATTGATCTGGAAACTATAAGTACCTACAACCCAGTCCTTATTGAGAATTTTTTGTGCCAGTATGTTACCAGCAAGGGTGGTGTCGTCATTTAATACAAATGTACCACTATCAAGTGTATATGTGTTTTGGGCATATACCATGTTGTAAGGGACAGTATTGTTAACTGTCATCTCAACAGACCCTGAACTTTTTGTTTTTCCTCGACGATAAACACCTCTTCTGGAAAGCAACTCATCAAGGTAAATACCTTCAGCCCCAGCAAGGGTCTGAGCGGAATAGATGGATGCTGCCAGAAGGATAATCTGGTATTCTCTCTCGTTAAAGATGGTTGTCAACTTGTCAGCAATTGTGTTAGCTTGCGTGTTGAAATTTTCACCGAAAGTTCTAATGAGGGTCTGTTTTGTGTCTGCGATAAGGTCATCAAGAGAGGGGATAGTGAAACCGTAATCGCTCAATCCATATTGAGTTGCCAATTCGTCCTCCTTTCAGGACCATGATTCTTTTGTATATTTTACCATACGTGGCAGTGTTTTGCAAATAAAGGGGGAGAGGTTATAAATGAAAAAAAAAAACCACCCCGGAGGGTGGTTAGTTGACGGATAAAGAGTCTTCCAAGGCTGAAAGACGCTTGTCAATATCTTCCTGCACCGCAATTGTTGCTCTAAGTATCCAAAATAAGAGTTCTTCTTTTCTAAAAGCGAATTCCTCACCTGCTGGAGTATCCCCATTCGCTTCCCAGCTATCGTAGCAGAAAGCTGAATACTTGGTCCAATCGAGACCATGTTTGAGCATGACCTTAATAGCATCCTGCACAGTAGGCCCTGAATGAAGCCTGGCAGCACCCTTTTCGGAAGAGTATTTAGACAACCATTGCCATACGGAATCCAGTTTTCCAATTTCATAAAAAGCTTTTGCTTCTGTAGATGTAATTTGTCGAAGATTTGTTTTCTTCTTTTTATTTGAGGTGGAGATTACACTGTTAACTGCATACACTTGACTCCAACGCAGGGATGTTGTACCGTTGGACAATACATTGTCTACCTTAGGAGAAAATGATGCTAAAGGTGTTGATATTTGAACACCATAAGTTCTTTGCACAGGGCTAAGGGCAATGGTGTCAACATGTGTTCCGATCTCATTCCCAGTAGTGGAGAAATAGTACAAATTCTGCCGACTATTAGAAAGACTGTCCAAAACTTGCTGGACAGTAGCCCCAGAGTGAGTGCCAATAACGGAGGCACCTGTGATGCCTGTTACTTCACCTCTTCTAAGAAGCCCTATATCAGTGATGAACTTATTAATGGACGTCTTCTCAGTGTCCGTGGAAGATTGGATAATAATTTCATCACTGCCTGTTACAAGGGTCTTATCAGAAAGATTTTTTATCTTGATAACTGAGAGTTCTGTTGTTGCCATTTTAACCCCGATATGAGACACAGATGCATCTGTGGATTTTTTTTTGCATACCAGCACCTAGGTACTGGGGAGAACTTAACTGTTTATACCTACCCTATTAATCTATGCTGGAACATGGTCCCTCCCGATCAACACTGGTTTTACATACAGTTTTTTATCTGAAAAGAAAACTGAGGAGGCTGCACCCATCAATTTTTTATGACAGGCGCAACTCCATTACGGCATTGGTATGGTTGCCAGCATCACCGGCTGATTGCTGTAAACGCCGTAATTTTCTGAGGAACTGTTGGCTGTTCCTTTCGCTAGCAGAGCGACAAAATCTCCGGTTTTCAGCAGTAAATCGGTGTTACAGGCCAGCGCCTGCGTGCCGATATCAAACAGTGCAATCACCGAATCTACCGGACTGCCTGCTGTGGTCACATCAATCGCGCGTATCTGCCCCTGTCGTCCCATTTTCGTGGTGTGATAGAAAACATAGACCCGGCCTGACGGAGTGCAGCCGATAACCGGGCGGGACAGGTCATTCATCACCAGGTTCAGGGACAGGTCCATCGTGAATGTGAACCGGCTCACCACCTCGTTTTTCCACGAGGAACCATCCCACCAGATATGAACTATCTGGGTGTAACCGAACGCGTCCGTCTGAGTCAGGCAGGTGTGATAGTACCCGTTGTTATCGACGCAGCCACCGTTCTGGTTGATGTACCCTGAGCCCTGAGCTGCATTAAATATTTTCTCAGACCGTACATCATTCAGGCTGCCGCCAGACAGAGACCAGGAACTGGTCCCGGCTGCGTTCGTCCACGTCACACCTTTATCAGCAGATTTAGCATAATACAGCCCTTCATTGGCACCTGCTGAGCCGGAGTCCATACGATACCCCCAGCAGGCGTGCAGCACGCCAGATTTATCAACCACCCATCTGTTATTGTATGGCCCACCCGTGCCATCGGCTTTAGCACCTACCGCAAACCTGAACGAGTTCAACACGTCAGCGCTACTGATACCGCTCAGATAGGTTCTGACACCGCGGCGGAAATAGCACAGTAGTGTACCGTCAGGGAATGTCAAGAATCCCGGATAGGTGTTATCCGTACCCGCATTCCCCCAGTCGAATGCTGCCCAGGAGGTAATATCATGCGCATTAGTGGACATCACCCCACGCCACGCGGAGCCGTGCATGTTGCCGGACACGGTGATACGGCCAGACGGAGTAACGGCTATCGAATAGACGTTGTGGCCGTCGAGTTCTGTCGGCGCATTCAGCGGATTGCCCGCTATTGTGCTCAGGTCGAATACAGCCCACGGCCCGCCGTATTTATTGCGCTGCATAATGACCGGATTGCGGCTGGCATTAATCACAATCACGTACTGATAGTTACCGGAAACGATGATGTTGTTCTGACTGTACGGGCTGGAGTTATAATCCCACAATGCGTTCATGTTAACAGGCAGTCTTTCGAATTGACCCGACACCACTGGAATATCAGCAGACGCTGAGCCACCACCGTTATCAGGGCGGGTCAGCCTCACTGACGGCCACTTGTAGTCCAGCGCGTAGACACGACACGCCAGATAACCATCAGCCGAAGCAACTGCTGTCAGAGTCTGGCGCCCGGCCAGCGCACCCTTATCATCCGCCACCGCTTTCACCACCGGATTCGCCCGGCGCTTATCCAGCTGAATGATGTACGGGATTTTGCCGTCGCGCGCGGTTTCATCTGCTGCCACCTTGCCGGTTGCCGTTACCAGCGTCAGCTGGTCTCCCTGCTGAACCGGAACGTAAACAGTTCGCCACGTGGTATCCGTTTTAGCATTGCCGTCATAGTCCAGAGCGGTATTATTAACTGAGTATTTTGGCGCAAACGTATAAACCGCGTAACCGTTTTTCTCAATCTGACGATCAAAATACTGGTCAACCGGGTCAATAAGTTGCGGGCGCGTCGCCATAAATTTAAATGGCGAGTTACCAGACCTTCGGTAAATGAGCGCAACATAGCCATCCTGTGCGGCATCTGCGATATGAACCTCGCGTACTGGTCCTGCGCCGTCCGTTTTGAATGTCGCCAGAGTAGACACCCATGCTTTATTCTTGTCCAGTTGAACAATTACCGGGCGGGATACTCCGTTGGTGAAATCGTCGTGCCACCCGTCAACCAGGACGGTATCCCCCTCCTTCACAGACAACACGCCATAATCCCAGCCGGTAGCGGCTACTGTTGTACCGTCAGCCTGCCATTGCACATCGTTCGTAATCTCGGCTTCGGCGGTAACATCAATCAGTCCAGCCACCTCACTCACCCCTGTTTTGTAGTCCAGCAGGCGACGGAACTTAGTGATACTGAAATTGATACCGGATACAACCCGGACGTAAACCGCAATAAAACCAGTTTGAGTGGCTACGCCCCACGCTGCCCGGTCGAGGATTTTAGTGTCTGTTTCGAACGGATAAACAATACCCACGAAATTGCGACTGGCGTCTGTCTGAACAAGGATTGGCAAGGTTTCAGCCAGTATGAATGAACCCATAGCCCCTGTGTATTTAACAACGTCGCCCTCCTGAACCGGAATAAAATACGTACGGTACGCAGAACCCTTCCCGGTTACCCAGTTGCCCGCATCATCGAATACGCTACCCTGGAAATATCGAAGGCCCTTCATATCCTCGCCAGGCCCGTACTGTGAGGACTGCTCAACACCCGCTTCAATCGCGTCCAGCATGTCTTCTGTGGTAACGATTTCGTCGTAACTGGCGTAAACGTTAATTGCTCCAACCGTGGACGTCTCGGCGGTCCTGCCGCGAACCGCAATAAACCCGTCCTGTGTCGCCTGACCATAGAGCGTCTGAAATGTGACTCCGGCTGCGCCAGTCGCGTTCACAGTGCGGAGAGAGGATACCCACGCCTGATTGCTGTCCAGTTGGGCAATGACCGGGATGGATTCGCTGCCGGTAGTAATCCCCATTGGCCCGGTGTATTTAACCCACTGCCCCGCTTTAATCGGGAATTTATACATCCCCCACGTGCTTCCGCCGTTAGTATGCAGAACACCGTCAGCGGTGTAATACGAACCCGCAGTGAGCGAGTAAACGTCGCTGACGAGTTTGAACAACATTCCTGCAGAGACAACGGATAGCTCGGGGTTATAGGCGCTCGGCATCACCCGCCCGGTAGCGGTCAGCGTTCCGCCGTTGTTGATGTACTCGACTGCCAGCGCAGTATCGCCAGTGCTACGGACATAGGTTGTTGATCCGGTCGGTATATTGTCAGCATCTGCGTCTGCCTGCGCCGCAGCCAGTGTCGGAAACTCGCGGATTGTCCCTGCTATGGCCGCTGTTCCTGGAACTCGCGCAACTTCTTGAGCAATCCCCGCATTATTCTTGTACACTTTGAACGCTACAGAGCTTCCGCTTCCTTGAGGGACTTGGAAATATTGTCCATCCGTAGTTGCAGCAAGACCTTCCTCTGTAGAGGCGTATAGGTTTCCAAATTCAGAAGCTTGTAATGTGTACGCTTGCGCCTCGTCTCTTGCCTCCATTGCCTCATCTCTTGCGGCAAGAGTTTCATCTAGAACACTTAACCCACCCACCGTTATCCATGCTGATGTTGAAACACCACCTATTGTGGATGGCGTGGATTTTGCAGGGACTGTCTTTGGGAATGTTCCCCCCCATGTGTAACATTGTGCCCCCGACATATGCCAAATAGCATCGGTTGTGTAGGTAAGGGTCGCTCCTTCCTCAAAAGAACCATCCACAAGTGTCAAACCAAGGTCGTGGAGTGCTCTTCTCCAAAGTTCTCTTGTATTTGCACGATCGGTATCAAGACTTTTCTGAACCCCCTCGCCATCTTCTGTCCCGATAATACCAGCCCCACCAGGCCCTGTCAAGGATGATTTATTTGCCAAGTCAAGGTCTGAGATAACCTGAGAGGCAGTGGCCTTTTTGGTCTTGTCTGGTTGTTCTACAACAAGGTAGTCGTCTTCAACTACTTGTGTTGCAGAGGGTAACTCCATAATCTTAATTGTATCAAAGGCCATTTTTTGCCCTCCAAGAAGTTTATTTAGGATAGTCAATGATGACTGTCATACGATTGTTAAAGCTTTGCATGGCAAAGATGGGCCATCATATCTGCCACGGCAGATTGTCCTTCACTAATCATTGCAGGTCATAGCTGGTGTTAATTTTTGAGCAATCATCCCCAGCAAAAAGCGGGGCATTATATCTAGTTAAAACTATTCTTTAATGCAGCCTCAGCCTGGACCAATAAATTATCCAATCCGTCGTAGTTGAAATGATACGTGATAATTCCCTCACCAATACCATCAGATTTTACGCTGAACTGCACCTCTGCAACCCCTGCGGCAACCGAATTCACAATAATTGCTTCATATGTAACGTTCAGCGTTTCACTATTAGCTGGTTTAACTATGCCAAGTTCGGGATAGTTTTTAACAACTGAACACTGTTTTGATACTGTAAATGTCATTTTTATCTCCTCAAGCGATTGCACGCGAATAAATTTTACCGGCTGTAATACCTTCGGCAACTGACGAAAAAGTACAGGAAGCGTGGTTGAGGATATAAGCAAGTACAAGGCCGCTTATATTCGCTCCCTGAACTATGTTCATATTTGATAATGAGCAGGAATTCAGCGATAGTTTTACTACACCCGGTTTCTGAGCAGGAGACACCAGGCACGGTTTATAAGTGGCATCACTTCCAGATATTGTACAGTTATCAAATGAAACTACACAATCACCATAAACATAAACCAGAGCACCAAATGCCTTTGCTGCGGCACTTGTTGCTGAGGATAATGTGAGAGTGATATTCAAGTTTTCGAATGAAATTCTTCCGTTTTTAATCCCAATACCTGATAACCAGCCAGTATCTTCACCAATAACCAGAGTTGGTTTGGTTGTTGCATCACCAATAACCTGAATGTCAAAATTCCCAAAAAACCTACTGTTTGGTTGGTAGCCATCTGAGTAGTATTTGGTTGTTGTTACCGTATTACCAGCAGCAATATGAATCCTGTTTTTATAATTTGGCTGGCAGCGAAGCAATGCTTCCTGCAATGTCTTAACTGGATAGCTTGAGCTATACCCGTTATAACTGTCATCACCGGATGCTGATATGTAAATATCACAATAACCAGAAAACTGAGAGTAACAGTTAAAAATAACCTTGTTAGGGTACTTAATTTTCATCCTGGTTCGCATGTCACCAGCATGTTTTACAACCAACTTACTGGAACCGGGGCAGTCATATGGGTCAACAGTCTGGCTATAGTAGTTAGTATTGGTCATGTCAATACTTGCTGAGTTTGCAGGAGACCCTGACAAAAACACCATGCGCGTGGTAGCTGCTGCCCCTTTGTTATTGTAAAAATAACCAGGTGTCATGCTCATTACACACTCCATGAGGGCGTAGCATTCTTCCTCGATATTCTCAAAGTAAGTTCCGTGCTCAGAACCGCCCTGGCATCTGTGAAGCCTGTAGCCATTTTGAGAATTTTCCAGTGTGCAATCCTTAAAATGTGGTGATGACCATGAACCAGCCACACAAGCTGTCCAGGCTTGTCTTGTAGAATATCCATAGAACTCAGGGAAATCAGTAAACCAAGGTAGTGGGTTTGGCCCCTGGGTAGTCTGGAAATAGCAGTTATCAAACAGCCAGGTCGTAACGTTATTCCTCATTGTCAGAGCAATTGTTGCAGTCCTGAAAATGCAATCCCTGAATGCACCATTCCACGTACAGGTGAGGTTGGCCCCCACTGCTGCTCGGGATGTAATGCGGCCACAGATGCTCTTGAGTACACCCCCATGTGTGAGGCGGAAATTGAAAATCCCCTTCAGGGAAGTGTTGGCCCCAGCAACAACGGAGAAATTTTCCAATAGTAACCCAGGGCAGCGCGTGATTTCTCGCCTGTCGCTCGCACTGGCAGAATATGAATCAACCTTTGCCGTGTGCGTACCTGTTTGGTCAAAGTTTAGTGATTCAAATGCATAGCCATCCTGCATGGAAAAATCTGGTATGAACTTTGTGAAATTATTCGTTGGGTCACCCAAATAAGATTGTGCAATTCCACTCATTCGGAGATAGGGAGGAATTATCATAGTTCTGGTGAAACGATACCGCCCTGGTAGCATCAAATAGTATTTAACAGTTGCCCCACGAGCATCAGTATCAGAAACGTTTCCTTGCCACACGAAATCAACACAAGCATTCATTGCATTTTGTAGTGCATCAGAATCGTCAGCAACACCATCGCCAACAGCACCAAACATCTCTGGCGTTACCCATTTGATAGCGTCATCTAGTGTTCCGCCATCAGACAAGCCAATTTTACCAGCCCCATCAGGTTGCGCCAGCACCGCCAGCACTGACTGTTCAACGGTATCTTCAAGGTGGCTAAAAACTTGAAATAAAGTTGCTTTTTTAGTATTGTCTGGTTGGTCGATAACGATCAGATCATCTTCTGTTAAGGTGTCTGCACTTGGCAACTCAGAGATTTTAACACTCTGTAGCATCTTATATTTACCCCTTTTCTTAATATTAGTACATTTTACCACAAAGTTCAAAGATTTAAAAGAACAATGGTCTGCCTTAGGTAGCACAGACCTAAAAGAAATCTTGAATTGTAATAATTTTTATTTTATGGTGTTTATCGTCTTATCAGCGGGGGTGACTACCGGATCACTTTTTCTGGTCAGAAGGGTCCCTGGTGGTACAGGGTTTGCCATATCACCCGCCCAAGTATTCCACCAAGTTGCATCACCAGTCTTAGGTAATCTAAAATTGATAAGGTAGTATAACTTATTCCCCCAAGGTATCCAACCCTCATCTCCGCAAAGTGTTGTTGTTTCAGGGTTTGGCGTCGGGTAGTAGTAATCATCAGCACCCACGAAGGCTATTCTTACAATCTCCTGCTCTTTTGTTAAGACTTCAAAAAAGGCAGAATAGCTTCTTGTTGTATGGTCCATTACAGACTGGAAATCTGCAATTTCTAAAACATCCGGTTCAAGACGGGTTATTTCCTTTATCTTATTATCAAGGACCGTCTTCATAACTTTTTTACTTATGTAGGTTCTGTATGGAAATCCAAAGGTCTCATCAAAATACCAATCCCCTGCCCACACATTAAACCTTAGCCATAAGCGCTGTCGTAGACTTACTTGATTGGATTCTATCAACTGAAGACCTGTAGAAACATCAAGATCTCCAGTAACAGGGTCCATCAAGAAGTCAGAATAAAGAGTTGCCATCTATTCCCCTCATACATTTGGAGCATCGGTATTGTTCTGACCACCATCATCTGTCCAAGTATAGTGATGTGTATGGCGAATAAAATAATCATAAAAATCATTCATGTTTACACCCCGCGCAGTAATAATATTGCCATCAGGGGTAACTTGAGCACCATTCATCTTAATCGTACCACCAGATTCTGCTGTCAGGTTTGCCGCACCATTATCGAACTTGAAATTCCCAGATTGGTCAACCACTAATTTTCCTACTGGCGTCTCCAGCGTGAAATCACCCGCAGGCGTCATTGAGAAATGCACCTTGTCGTTCCAAAGTTCAACATTGTCTGGATCGATCGTCATGGCATTCCCATCGCTGTGAACACCAATTATCGCCCACCCAGGAAACATATTGTGTGTTGTCTGGTCATTATTATCATTCTCATTCCTTTCTGAGAAGCTCAGACCCACAATATCACCAGGTTTCACAGGAATCGTTAGGCGGGCTTTTCCTCCATTACCTGAAGGCATTGATAGGGGAACATCAAAAACAGAGCCATAGGCATCCACAGTCCCATCTGGGAAGTTTGTACTCGCAAGGGGCTGAACTGTTGCAGACGGGATGCTATAGTCCACATCAACTACCGTTGCCCTTAGTCCTGTGTGAATATCTCTGGCCTGTTTTGCAAACCACTGATTAAGTGCTGCATCCATACGGGTTATTGCTGCCATTAGGCCTCCACAATTCCACCACGGGTTTCTGCAAGTCCTAACTCTGTGATCCAATCCCCACCTTCGAGCTGGCCTTTGTGAGTTAAGTATACAACCTTGTAAAAACCTGTGTATTTCTGGCTCTTTAAAAATACAGTTGATTCTGGTATGATTGCACCATTCATTTCTGTTACCACCACCAACCCCGCGTCCTCTTTTATTTCTGCGGAAGTAGGTACATGAGGCTTAGATGATTTTTTCTTAGACTTGGCCCTTTTTTCCTTTCTCCTCTTTGCAGGCTCAGGGTTCTGTGGCGTTGGTGAATCATGCATACCAGATTCAGCACTGATCTCAAAAACTGCCCTTTGAAATCTTTTCCCTTGCGTGGTCCAATATACAGCACCATCTTGAACACTGAAAGTAGATCCTGTATTCTTGGCTAATCTCTCCAAGTTATTTGCGGCGAGGCCCGTAAAGGACATAGAGTGCTGAAGCGTTTGGTCGCCAAACTTGACGATCTTCCCAATGGGGAGCTTCATATCAGAAGCAAGGTCACTGACTACCGTGTCTATTGGCGTACCTTTCTTATAAGAGCGAGAGGTCTTTGCCGTTTTAATATTTACTGTTGCATCCCCGAGGATCATCTTTGTCTGACGGGTATTGCCGTCCCACTTATCCTGAACAAACTCTACGGTCCCAGAAAAGATAGTCTGATTCTCACCATCAAACCCGGCCTCAAGAACGATAGCAATGGACTCTCGTTGGTTAGCATCGAGGTAGCTCACCGTCTCATCGGAGAGGTTGTAGATGGTAACATACCCTTTATTAGGCTCCTTCGAGTTGTCTTTTTTGACCTCGAACTCGATATTTGCGGCACCAGTTTCATTACTGATATAATACGCATCTTTGGCATTCTGATTAGTGTAATCTGAGATATTGGTAGGTTTTTCACCAACATACACTGGTTTGCCTATCGTTAGCTTATAGGTTCTTGTTCTGTAAGCAGGCATTGTTTACTCCTCAGCAGTCGTTACCTCATCATCAGGAGACGAGTAAAGTAGTTGCAAGTCTGACAAAAATCCAATATTGTATCTCCCTACACGTTTAGTTGATTGAGTAAAAGAAAATACTCTCAACTGACCATCGGGAATATTGTCAAGATATTTGAAAGGCGCGAATATATCGAAAATTGTAGTCAATTTGAAAGATATTGTAGGATCAGAACCAACATCCCCGAAATAGACGTGCCAAGACTCGTCTCTCTCGTTCCATTGAAAACGCATTTCATAAGTTTGACTGTCCAGAACCACACGCATCGTCTGATCAGCAAAGCCGTCTATGTCCCAAGAAAATGTGATCGCTGCCATTAGTTACCTACCGCTTTATTATAGTCGAGGGTATTTCCATTTAGATCCTTGAGTTTACCGTCCGGCGTCAGTGTTCCCACCACTTGATCTTGCTTGGTATAATCACCAATACCCATTTCATCTGCAACCTTTTGCCAACCATCTTGATTAGGCCCAGCGAACTTGGTTCTCCTTGCGGTCACTTCCACTTCATTATCTGTGGCAGAAGACTGAACAGAACCTTTCTGCTTTGTCTTACCACCTGATTTTTTAGGGTCGGTATAGACTGTAGCTAAGGCCGTCTTCCCAAGGGTAAAAGTACGGAATTCTGTGAATTCTAACTGAAATACCAACGCAGCACCATCAGAATTGCTACGGCTTGCCTCCAGGGAGGTCAAGATGTAGTTTTCGATGATACGGTCTTCAGTAACAATGGTGACGATTTGGCGGTCAGTGATAAGCCTTTCTAGTACCTCCAGTGCCTTTTCTGGGCGACGGGATTCTACCGGGTTGTTAGGGTCGGTATCTTTATCGATGTAGTTATTCTCAATCAGGTATAGGGGCGAGCTATTGATTCTCGCACTGAAAGAGAATTTACCATCCTCAATAACGCCGTGGTCACTGTATTTTACTTTGTTTTCAACAGCGTAGGACGTCTTATCGACTGTTCTGGTATAAGAGTGGTCTTCAACAACATCAAAAAGGATTGCGATATTGTCGGTATAGTTTTTATTCTTTAGTTCAACGTTTCTACCACCGTTATTAAGGCCGCTCGCAAACAATGTATATTGAACTTCACCACTGGCATTCTGAGCCGTAGAGACCTTTTGCTCAACGTTTGCTGTAGCTTTACCTTGTTGCGGCTTGGACTGGTTGCTTGATACAACTGCCATAAAACCTCCTCAATAAGCTTGTTATGATTTTATCATAAATCTTCAACTAAAACAACGAAAAAGGGGCCGAAGCCCCTTGTCTTATTCCGGGACACCAAGGATGAGGTTGATGTTTCCCATGTTTGAAGCATCGATTCGTTGGTCGATCATGTTCTTCAGCTCTCCGGCATCCAGTTTGATAGTTATTTCACCAGCCACAGGTTCAGTAGGGATAACCATCGGAGGGGTAGCAGAAGACTTACCATTCGCCCCAGGCATCTGATTGTTCAGATAATCCAGGGTTGCCTTATCAGGCCCCCAGAGGTTAGAGAACCATCCTCCTGTTTTGCCACTAACAATACTGTCATGAACATTGGAGAAAACTTTACCACGCTCTTCGTTGAAGTCACTGTAGGGGTTATATCTGTCGTTAAGTTCAGACCCTAAGGTGAACAGAGACAGCAGTCCACCTAAAGAACCCGCTCCTTTAAAGAACTTACCTATACGAGAGAATCTGCCACCCCTGGCAGGACCGGACCCGCCGCCACCTTCCCCTCCGCCCGGTGGAGCGCCCTCGCCTTTACCAAAAACAGCCCCAATTCCCTTGATCGCACCAGCAAGACCTGCAATCTTAGCAAGGATATTGAATACACGGACCAGCGATGTTGCGAAGAAGAGAGCGCCAATGCCCCAGCCAACCCAGTTCCATGTCTTAGAAATATCTTCCCCATTCTTTCTGAATATGGGGATATATCTCTCCAAGATCGCATTGACCATAGTAAAGGCATTATACAGGGCATAAGGTATCTTCATGAAGCCATCAATAAACCCTGCCACAAACTGACCTACCGCAGCCGCAAGAGGACCATTAGAGTCAAGAATCTTGGCAAGGTTATTAAATGTCTCTGTCATCTTATCACCAAAACCAGATTCGAAGATCTTGTTCTGGAAGTTCATCCAAGTCTGACCAAGACGTTGCATAGCAACCCGGTTACCTTGTAAAGCTTTCTGTAGTGCTCCTCCCTTGTTAGCAGCTTCAGCATAGTATTTAGCAACGAACGGAAGCACTTTAGCAGCTTTCAGTTCCCCATCCTTCATCATATCCATCAACTTCTCCACGTTGATGGAGGAGTCGTTAAAAGCTTCTTGCGATGCCTTCACGAACACCTGTAATGATCCGGGGATACCCTCGGCAAGCTGTTGCTTAAGTTCTTCAGACATGATCTGTCCTTTACCCATCATCTGTTGAATAGCTGTAATACCGCGTTGGTATTTTACAGGGTCAACCTGAAGAGCAGTTGCATACTCAGAGAATGACTTGAAGAGTTCGTCGTTTTGTGATTTAGTAAGCACACCGTTTGCTGCGATAGACATTTGTGTGTAACCCTGCGCAGCTACCTTAAGGTCGAGACCTAAACGATACGCCTGGTTTCTCACAAATTCAATACGCTTACCAGCCTCTGCGGAGTCATCGGACACCATCAGCATTGTTGCTTCCATACCCTGGAAGAACTGTCCAGTTTTCAGAACGCTTGCAGCGGCATTGAATGCTCCGTATGCTGCTGTTACGCTGATTAATGTACTACGTAGATTTCTCAGGCCATCATTCAGAGAAAGAGTATTGGCATTAGCTTTACGGAGTCCAGTTTCCATAGCAGCAAGCTCTGCACGGAAGTTTGATGCCTTCATGTTCCCGCTCTTCATATAGCGGTTGACTAAAGAATCATAACCAGGCAGTTGCCTTGCATATTTATCACCATACTTGGCACGAAGACGAATATTGGCGTTAGAGATTGTACTTATCTTTGCTTCACGCGCTCTTGCTCTTCTCCCCGCTTCCCGCTCTGCATCGCGGGCCATTTTCTCTCTGGTCTTATTGTCTGCCTTATCCTGCTTTATTTGCTCACGACGCATACGTGCATGGTCACGCTCCATTGCCTTACGTTGTTGCTCTGCAAGACGAGGATCGTGAGGTGTTGCATTAGGATTCAGGATTGAGGATCCGCCGCTCCCCGCGCCCTTATTTTTCAGGCTTGCTTCATATGCTGCCATACGTGCAGCAGAAATGGAAGGGTTAGTTCCATAATTGCCGTTCTTAGCAGCAAGTTTTTCTTGTTGACGGAGCTGTGCCTTTAGGGCATTATAGTTTGCCTGCGATTCTGGAGATCGCCCAGCAGTTAGCCTAGCGACAGCAGCCTTACGACGTGCCTTTTCAATCTTATCGATGGCTTCACGAGCACGAGCTTCTTTCTTTGCCATTGCAATATTGTGAGCTGTGGTCTTCGCCGCCTCTGCACGTTCAGTTTGATTGAGTCGCTTATTGACCATTCTCGCCTGCATAGCAGAACGTTTCAGGGCCGCAGCGGGGTCGGCTTTAGCAGAAGAAAAAGCCTTCCCGGTCTTTTCCCATTCGGAGCGAATTTGCTTTACAGCTTTCAAGGCACGTCCAAAGGACGTTTTGTCAACGTCCCATGTTACCTTGTTAACTGTAGAAGTCACTATAATATTTGCCATAATTTCCTCAATAAAAAAGCCAGGCTCCTGAAAAGGAACCTGGCTTGAGATTAACCTCTTCTGCCTTTGCTTCGGGGTTTAGCTGCTTCGGCGTCTGCTCTCGATTTCTCTTCTTTCTCATTAACATCGTTGATGAAATCTTCGATATCGAGATACTCATTTAGCTTAAGCAAATATTCCATATCGGCAGACTCAAGGGAGATATAAGATTCCCCCTTAAAGTTCTTCAGAGCACGGCACCAGAGATAGTCGAACCACGTCAGGGAACTATTTTTTCTTGCATAGTCAATAGCTCTTTGGACGACTTTAGAAATTTTGGACGGTGTTACTCCGCTGCCACTTCCGTCGGTTCCTGATCCACCGTCGCTACTTGGTGAACCATCCCGAAGTTGCCCAGAAGTCCCTGAAGGTCTGCGAAACCGTCTTTCGTGAAAAAACAGCCGTAGTTAATCCTCAGAACCTCCGCTACCAATTTGATCAGATCCAACATCTTGTCCTGGAAAATTGTATCAATATCAATCTTGCCAGCCATGCCGTTCACAGATACATCCTCAAGAATGAGTTCGAATAATTTTTCGATATCATCTTGCTCCATCTGCTCAAACAGGTATAGAATTGCAGTAGGTAGTGCTTCAGAGAGGTTAGCGCCTCCGGTAAATAATGCGCCACTAATGGTAGCCATTGGAACTGCGATATAACGACCAATCTTCGGAAGGTTTTTCATAACCTTGGACGGAGACCAGTGTGTGATTACAAAGTTCTTACCAGCCAGATCAATTTCTGTGGTAGGTCTAAAATTCATCATGTGTACGCTCCTGCGTCTTTTAAGGTTGTTATATCCATGCGTGTTTGAAAAGGCCACATCCTTGTGGCACACGAAACGATATTAGACGATACCTGCAAGTCCAGCCAGACCGAAGCCTGTAGAGGACAGGGTATCCGGGCTTAACCATGCGTCCAGGATTCCGATCTCCCAATCCATCTGGCCCACTTCAGTGCCGTAGGTCAGATCAGGCTGTTTCTGAATCCAACCAACTGTGCTCAGACCCATGCCCTGAGAGCCTTCAAGAAGGACAGGGAAGAAGACCAGCCCAGTAATGGATGCTTGTTTCTGCCAGTTAGCTAAGTACCCGTTCCATACCGAAGTGTTCTGTAGAGAGACAGTCAGGACACCAGATTGGTTACGAGACAGTGCTGCTGACAGCTCACCATCAACCCCCATATGGGGGATGATGTTATCGTCGTTGCGAGCAACGACGATCTTGGTATCCGCTGCGAACCCGGTTACTCGCTGAGTCATCATATAGAGACGCGCTTTCTGTGGGTCGTAAGCATACGGGGTTAAAATTCTAGTATCCATTTATTACACTCCTGCTGTTACTTGTCCGCTGGAAGAAGTAGACCCAGTTTTGTCTAACAGAACAGAGATGCGGATCTTGACGAAATGCAATGAACTGTTGTAGACCAGCTCTACCTTAACATTGTTAAGGGTACGAGATGCAAGGTCGTTAGATGGGATGTTTGCACGAAGCGGAATTGTTACAACCGGGTCGTAGAACACCTTGTTGACGGAATCATATCCGGTCAAAATAGAACCATTAGTGATACCGACGTTCAGAGGACTGTTCATCAGGACTGATTTCAGGTTCGGCATATCCTCATCACTCATCTTCATGGAAAGACCAAGATTAGAACGGCGAGACATATATGCGAAGATGCTCTCTTCACTTCTGAACTTCAGCCAGTGTCCGAAACGAACTACGTCAACATACTCACCGGAAGCACACTTACCTTCCCAGAATGCACCAACACCATTAATCATACAGTAGAAGTTCAGGTTCTGTCCCCAGATAGCTGGACGATCAGAAGAACTAAGGGTCGGAGCAACAACACCCGGCATTGTCTTCAGGTGGATAGAGTCACCATAGGATGGGTCATTAGATGCCATTGCACCGATGATACCACCTTCAGGGAATGCGCTATCTGCAAGCGGGTCATACATACCGATGCTGTTATCATACTGGAGTGCTTTCAGTTGATTAGCAATGGAATCTGCGTCAACGACTTTTGACAGCGGGTCGGATGTGGAATAGACGTGCAGCTTATAGTTCGCAGCAGCATAAGCAGCAGCTCCCAGGATTGCAGAAGAAACGTGTTGTTCTGTGCTCAGGAAGTACCAGTTGCTATTTGCAGTTTCAATCACCGGAAGAGTTCCGCTAACTGTTTCCGTAGAAGCATTTGTAAGTGTGCAATTCCCAGAATCAATACCGATGCTGAATGGCTCGCCGATAACATCAGAAGATGTTGCCATAATGCCCTGGTCAGACTCGGTTGTAACCACCTCGTCATTGTTAGTAGCCAGCAGAGACCCATCGCCTTTCGGGGTGATGGTTACAACACCAGCGGTAGCTACTGCACCAACAATTGCGTTAAGCGTGGTATCAGAGTTGATTGCAGATGCCAGGGCTGTTGCAATACTGTCTGGCGTAGATGCGGAAGTAACAGGGATAACGACGCTTTTAGTATATGCGCCTGCTGCAACGTTGAAACTTACCGGGTTATTAGGATCTACGTTTGTCTGCCCTGTGAAATCGATAACTGTTGATTCCCACGCTTGTCTTCCGATCATAAGCGCTTGAGGGCGGAAAGTCCCAGCAAAAGCTTTTGTAGCAAAAGTGTACGCGGGGGAACCTACAGCGAAGCCATCCGCAGCGAGTTCATCCAGATCTGTATATGTACGTACTCGTTCTGGGAAAACGTTGTGAATTGCGATAAACAGAGGGGTTTCAAACCCTACGGTGTCGATTGGTTGTGTCCCGAGAACAACCGTTACGTCAACAACCTTATCATTATAAGCCATTGATTTCCTCTTCTTCTATTTCTTTCATAAAGTTATTGTTGGTCATCTGGAGCTGGAGTATAATAGACCATCTCTGCATTCACCCTTTCGATATCTTCGAAGGCTCCTGTATCTGTCACGCCAACGCAGACGTTAAAAGTGATAAGTACAGTGGCACGGTTTTCGAAGGTTTGCATGTTCAACGGAACTCTCTGGCGTGATACCGTTGAGGAAGAAGAATATGCAAATGGGGAATTGGTTGGAAAATACTTGTCACAGATGTAGGGGAGGCTCAAGGCCTGTAGGATTCGAGTTAATGCATTTGATGCTTTTCCTCGAAATGCTGTCAGGTTGTAAACCACCTCGTAGTTGTGAGTTATTACAGCGTTACCGCTCTCATCTACCCACTCGTTCGCAGCCCAGTCCATCTGGTCAGCGGTAACTTGGTTGAGCATGATGAACTCACCCTCTACCTTGGATATGACGTCTCCGTCCCCGTCAATTATTTTTCTCCCCGTGACTTCTTTGCAAAATCTGGCGAGCGTAACTGCGAGGGCGTCAAAAATATCATCGGAGTTTGTTACGAAGTCTGCCATCATAGGCCTCCTTCTGTCCCCGCAGGCGTAGAGATCACATATGCTCTGTAGCGGTTAACCCCTGTCGTCTGATATAGGTCAGACTTGATAACGGTAAACCATTCCATTTCCCCACGGGAATTCATGAGCTGTATTTGATCTGCCAGCAAGAAAGAACCTTCTACAGGACCTTTAAGAGGGGTTGACGAATATACAGTGAAGGAATCATACTGTCTACCGCCAGCCTCGGTCAACTGAGAGGTGTAGTCTCTTGCTGCCTTGCCTGTCAAGGGTTGAACAACACACTCTAAGACATCAAACTCTTCATACTGAACAGCGATCTCTTGATTTTCGAATGGATTGTCTGGATCTGGCTGGGAAAAAGTACGATGTCTTCCGATGAAGGTCTTTCTCGGAATCAACTTATTCCTGCCTATTAGTCTGTAGCCTGGTGTCATTTATTCCCCTTTCCAGTGGAAATCCTATAGGTTGCAGATGACTTCAGGTCGCCGTAGTGGAACATGGCCTCTTTAAATCCTTTGACATCAGCCCATGCATCCGATACGATGTTATTAGGGAACAGACCACCATCGATGACATATCGAATCTTGTCTGCACCTGCTTGACCGATTTGTTTCAGGACTGGAGTCGGGTCTTGTGCCCCCGCCGCCAATTGACCAAAGAGGTCGATCTGAAATTTTTTAAGTTCTTTCTGGAAAAGAACACCCGCGCTAGTCATGAAAGTACGAGCCGGGAGATTATTCCAACCCTCTTGGTGAATTGCTGCAAGCGTTGCAGTATTCAGGCCGGAATAGTGAGGATCGTCGAAAAAGCCGTAGCTTACCTGACGATAATCAAGCTTCTTAACCGCATTAAAGAAGTTCATTAACTGGCTAAGGTCTTGCGTACTTGTGAATCTTGGTCTCATGACTGTATCCGTTTAGGTATTTTACCACATTATCTTAGCAAAATCAACGATAAAGGTTTGGATAATTAGCAAGGCCAACGGCGAGGGTATCGACGAGGAATTCCTGGAACCCCGGTCTGTGGAATTACACCACCGACATCGAAAGGACCACGGGAGTTTCTGTCGTATTTAACACGGTTGAACTCGTCTTCACGAACACCACCAACGATAATAAGTCCTCTGACTGCGCTTAAGCAATCATTGACATAATCAGGGTTTTCAAGCAGCCAGGCGAGGAAGTCTTTCCAGTTCTGATACGGGGAACCACCTTTGACCTGGATAGTCTCATCACCAATCTTTTCAAGACGATCCGTGATCGATGCCTCTCCTGTGTTCACTTCCTGAAGAATCAACCAACGTACCACGTCAACAAGGGTATTGTAAATAACGTAATAAACTGTGCATGGTGTGTTATCATCACCGGGATAATTAGCCTTTGATTTCTCGATTGCCAAAAAGGCAAGGATGATATCATCTGGCAGGACTTCCGGGGAAATGGACCCAAGGAGCAGGCGGATATAAGCAACAATTTCTTGGTCTGTCATTTTCGCTCCTTCAAGCTCTTCTATTTATCAATATCTTATCATAGAACATCGATTTTGTCATCAAAAACACTTGACATCATAGTACAGGATGTTATTCTCAAAGCTCAAAGAAAATTATTGAGGAGAATTCCATGAAAGCAGTAATAGCAGGTGTTATCACAGCCATCGTTGTCTCTGGTGGACTTATTTACTTTATGAAAACCAACCCCAATATGAACAACTTCGAAGATGTTTCTTCAAGCTGGTTGTCGGCTGAAGAAAAAACAGAGGCCATTCATCGGATCGCCGGGATGAAATGTGATGCAGAATTCAGAAAGGCATTCATTCCAGGCACCCTGACAACACAGACAGGTATGCTCGATGAAATGGAAGAACAGGACGATAGTTTCCAAGTTGCGAGGAATATGGGGATAGTAAATGGTACTGTTCTTGCAACAGGGACTTACATCTGTAAATACTATAAAGATGGTCGCCAGCCTTATCTCCAAGTATCTTTGAAACCAGAAGCGAGACCAATACTAAAAAAATAAGGCCCCGAGGGGCCTTTTATTATGCCATAATGCCAGCAGCTTTCAGCTTGGCAAGTAGAGCATTAAAGTCAGTAACCAGTCCAGCTACGTCGGTCGCCGCCGTGTTGGCCTGTGTTGCTGCCATTTTAACGCCACCAACCACAGAAGTGGTTGCAGCTACAGGAGCAAAAGTGGTTGGTTTGCCAGTAATGTCTGCCCATGCGACAGAGCCACCACCTGCGACAGAGATAATGTCGGCGAAGGAAATAACGTCGCCAGTTGCAATGTCAATCAGTTTTGTACCGTAGACCAGTCCAGCTACACCAGATGTTGCCATTTTAAATCTCCTAAGATTATTACTTCAGTGCGGATTCGAAGTCAGCCAACATATTTTCAAATGTTTTGCTCTTCGACAAGGTAATACCCTTGCTTGCTGCAAATTCAGCAAGTCTGTCTTTACTGCCTTTTTTGTCGGCTTCGTCAAGCAATGTAGATGCCTCAGCAATAATTGCTTTTACATCAACCTTTGCTGGCTCAACGACCTCTGCATTATCCTCCACAGTCTGTTCAACGACAGGTTCTTTAACTTTCGATTTAACACCTGGTGGTGTGATGTCACCGTTAAAGAATACGATGAAGTTACCCATTCTCAGGGTAGAGGCCTTGGTATCCACCGGGAGTCCAGACAGGTCTGCAAGCTCCTGGAAGAAATCCATGAAAGAACGGAAAGCTTTTAGTTGCTTACCAATGGCGAACCCATTCAGTGGTAAACGGCTTGAAGCACTAATGTTTAATTCAGGGATGTAAGCACCAAAGAACTTGAAAAGCTCTACCTTGTTCGGGAAAATGCGATAATTTTGGTTTGCCATAGAATCTCCTTTGATCCTCAGAAAAGCTACTTGACATCTAAGACAGCCATGCTAATCTTAAAATGAAAAAAAAAAAAGGGAGAGGTGATTAACACCTCCCCCTCTTAGAGGTAGCTTTAAGCTATATTACGCGAAAGTACCAGTCAGTTTAACAACCAGCTCTGGGCGGCAGTTAACTGTCAGGAAGGAGGTTTCAGATTCAACCTTCTCTTCACGCAGGTAAGCAGAAGATTTGTACCACAGGTACAGTTCTTGTGCCGGAGTGTTCGCTTCACGAACATCGTCTGCTGGCGCGTAGTGGATCTGGAACATGTTGTCGATACCGCGTGGCAGCATGTAAGCTTCACCGTCCGGGATGTAGCCGGAGATATCTTCGATGTACAGAACGTTCTTATGAACGAAGGAACGGTTGTTAGCGTTCTCTTGTCCGTCACCAAGACGACGGCGCAGCGGTTCTTGAGTGGAACTGTAGTATTGGTATGCGTTCATGATCAGCGGGTGACCTACGAAAGCAGAGAACCATTTACGAGAAGCCAGGACTACGATGTCGTAGTTGTTTCCGTTGTCACCAGCGTTGTCGATGATGAATGCACGACCATCGTTTTCGAGCAGGTCAGACGGGTCAACTGCAACGTCAGTGAAATCTACGTTAACAACTTCCTGGGTAACACCCCATTCGGTGAAGTAGTTATACTGAGCGGTCGGGTCCTGCGGTGCCCAAGATTTACCCATGATTGCCTGAAGCATTGCTTTTTCTTTAAGCTGTTCATGAGAAATACGGATACGACGAACAACACGTTCAACTACATCCTGTACAGATTTAGGAGCGTCCGCAGTGAAATATTTACGGAAGTTCTGTACGTCTGCCGGAGTGATCTGACGATCCAGCGGGAAGAACGGGATGTTTAAGTTTTTCAGTTGGGCCTTTTCAGTACCAACGTAGTTACGTTCACCCTGACGACGACGAGCTGGGAAGTCGGTTACAACTTCGTCAACACGCTCGATCTGGGCGATAGTAGAGACACCGTGATAAGCCTCGAAAAGGTTCATGTTGGTGATCATACGGTACTGACGAGGTACAATTTCCAGAGTTGCGCCTAGGTCAACGATCTGGAAATCATTAGTGCGTACTACTGCCATTATTTTCTCCTTGGTGTAGATTAGATAGACGTTACTGGGATCTCAACGGAGCCGTCGTAATATTTATCAGTGATCTTCAGACCTTTGGCCTCAAGAGCAGCGATAGCAGCAGCGTTGATAGCAGTAGTACCGTCAGCAAAGAACAGTTTGGATTTGTTCAGGGTCAGACCACGAACAGCAACCACGAAATTGTATTTTTGACCAACTACGAAAGGACGTGGCATGGTGTAAGAAGAAGTCACCAGGTCGCGGTCGGTGATTACACCAAATGCGCTTGCAGCGTCGGCAGTTGCAGCCAGAGTACCATCAGACTTAACGATCATACCGGCCTTCAGCCCTGCGGAATAAGTGATTTCCATTTCCAGGAAGCTGTAGCCCTGATCAGAAGAATCAACTTTACCCAGGACGATGTCAGAGTAGAACCCTTGAATCGGATTAGCCATTTATATTATCTCCTCGATATTAGGCAGTTTTGCGAGCGCGAGCAGCTTCTAGAGCTTTCTGCACGTTAGCTTTAAGAACATCTTCGGCGGACTTAGCTAGGTCTTCAGTAACAACCTCTTGGTTGATACCATTTTCCTGAGTACCGAACTCTTTCTTCACAGTTTCAACTTCTGTTTCCAGTTCGCTAATACGAGCTTGGGCTTTTTCCAGAAGAGCTACCACTGGGGCGTTAGCTTTTTCAATGATGAAGTCAGCAAGAGATTCATGGTCTTCTTCAGCGGCAAAAGTAAAACCTTTGGCTTTTGTAAGAGCATTTTTCTTTTCTGCTTCAACAGCAGCCTTGATAATCAGTTCTGCTTGGGCATTTTTTGCATTAGCTTCTTCAAGCTTTTTAACCAGGTCCAGGTACTCCTGGGATTTGGTTACATCAACAGTATCGGACACAGAGGTCTCCTTGTTTTCAATTGTATTTTGAACAGGTACGTCTGGTTTAGCAGCGTCCTTGATGACCTCAGTCTCCTGAGTGTCTTTGGCATCAAAAATGACACCGTGCTCTGCAACACCCTTCTCAAACATCTGTTGGAGTTTGATTAGTTCATATTGCTTCACAAGGTCCAGCTCTTCACCTGCATTTGCAGCTTTGGCGATAGAGATGGACTCCATCTTCGATTCTAACCATTCTTGGTTATCATCATTCCAACGTTGCAGCCATTCATCATCAGGATTTTCAGCAGCAGCGTTTTCCAGTTCTGTTTCGAAGCCCAAAAGTTTGGCAAGGAGTTCAGCATCACTACTCCACATATCGAAGAAGCGACGAAGGAATTCTTCAAAGCTCATATCGACAGTAACTTGGCGAAGTGCCTTAACCACGTCTTTGGTAATCTGTTCAGGTGCAAGGTCAGACTTCATCAGAAGACTAACCGGACGCATATTTGCAGAATAACCTTGACTCTCGTGGCAGAGTGCGATACCCTTATCCTTAATAGTTTTGGCCTTGACTACGAGTGCGCTCATTCGTTTTCCTCGGCAATCTCAATCCCGAAATCGAGTCCGGTGATTTCACCAGTCTCCTTGTCTGTGTAGCCAGAGCATTGAATGCTCAGTCCACCGACAGCGTTGGCCTTTTTCAAGAGCCACAGTTCAGGATCATTGTATTTAACCTTAGCTACCCAGGTGCCAGCTTTAATGATTTGCTCGCTACCGATAACCACGACATCAAACTCTTCTTGAATCCAAGTCTTCTCGATGGTAAAGGCATCAGTCTCGACAATGTGGAACAGGTTCTCTTTAACAAGACCAGCCGCTCGCGCAGCATCGAAACTTTCCTTACCTTTGACGATTGTCTCTGGAGACATCCATTCACCGTGGGCATCCCTAGTGTTTGGTTCATAAATGACTTCGTAAGAAATCATTTGTTCTCCAGCATCTTTGACAACAGATACAGGCTTGGCATTCTTTTGAATTGCTGTCTTCTTCAGCCCTACATGGAGTACATCTTTAGATGCTTTCTCAATAGCGGCTTCAGGAGATAGGCCTGAATCAATCAGGCCATTTGCGAGAACCAGCACCTTGCTCTTCTGAATGAGAGACAGATTCGATACTGATGCAGGAAGGTCAGCAATACTTGAGTATTTCATCATTTTCCCCGTTGATAGTTATTTTAACACCGTTTATTTTCTTTTGCAAGTTATTTCAGTGAGTTGCTTAGTTATCCAAGTTAGAGACAGAATTATCTCTTACTTTAGACGTCCCATTACCAGAAGTACCTTGCTTCATTCCATCACCGGAGCGACTGGTATCTTCCCCAAGGATCTTGAGTAGTTCCTCTTGAGATGTGTTTTCAGGAATCTCTTCATCAAACCCACCAACCTCAAGGATCTTGTTGATAACTGTAGGTGTCTTCGGCAGATAACCAACAGCACCAATTCTCTGAACAAATTTGGAGAAGCTTTCCATATCAACTTCCTGGATAGCTCCAGGCTTAAGTCTTGGCATGTCTTCATCAGACAAACGGATATTATTAAGAGCGAGTAGTTGAGGAATCAAGTTCTTGTTGAATGATTCACAAATAATATCGATATCTCGTTGAACAAAATGTCCGTGGATTGTTTGTTTTGATTCCGACAGGTTGTAAGACCCTTGACCATCATTCCCTAAGTTGATGAATCCCGCACCAAATCTGTCCAAGATCGCCTTCTTACGCTCTTGTATTAGGTCCTTGGTACTGTACTGTTTACCAACCCCATCGATTCCCTTAAGGGTCATCTTATACTGCTCACCGCCCTTATCATTCATATCTGAAGGTAAGATGAAGTAAGATTGTTCACCTGAATGTGCGTTTGCAGCGTCAGCCATCAGGCCACGAACCATATCTGCTTCAGGTGATCTCGGGTCCATAGATGCCTTATTCAGAATTGAAGAAGGGATCTTTAATTCAATGATACCGCCGAGGTCCTTAGATGCCCCTATAACTTCGAGGTTTTCGATCAGGATTTTTTCACGGAATGCACGGTAACAACCAACAAGAGGTGATACACCTGTAGGGTTTGATTCTGTCCCACCAAGAGACATTATCATCAACTTATTCACAGGAATGAATTTCTCATCCACACTTCCTGACAGATTTGTCACGAGACTCATGGCCCCAGCAATCTGGTTCATCCCGTTCTGGAAATTAGCAAAAGCTAGTGCGCTTTGATAAACACCTGTGATTGTCCTTCCATCATCGCTGAAGACAAAAGGTTTTGTACGAGAGAGGCTTGACTGAGGACGGAAAGCAATTTTGTCGATCGTCATATAGCCTGCGTACTTAGATGGCGCGGATTCTGTTCTGTAGACCTTTTCGAATACAGAGAAACCATACTCGTTAAATGTCGCAGCACTTCTCGCCACATCGCGAAGCGTCTGTTGGTTAGCAAGATTCTTCAGAGCATACTCGACGAAATCTGCCGCTTTTTTAGACTCTTCACTATCTCGGTTGAAAAGAATTTTAAAATCATTGAAAGCCTTGGTGACAAAAACATATTTCGTATCCAGCGCTGTGGCAACAGTATGGTCTTGCTTCATGGAATCCACTGTTGCGAGGAACATAGGCCAGCGGAGTTCTTCAACCTTCATAATCTCAGATTCAGCACGAATCTGAGACAATGCTCCACTACCCAGTTCTCCAGTACGGACACGACTCACAGCAAGGTTTTCATTCCCTGCTTTTGCCACCGCATTTCTTCTTTTTCTGTTTCTGCTATTTGACACGAGTCAT